TGCGTCTGTTCGCCCGCAAGGGTTGAAAGTCCCGCGTCGTTAGGGAACGCCCATCGGACGCGGGCATCAGCGAGATCGCCATCGAAGTCGAAGGCAAAGGTCTCGAACCTCTCAAAAATGAAACTGGCGGACACCGCATCCAGCGGGTTCCTCCGACCGAACGCCGGGGCCGTGTTCACACGAGCACCGTGACCGTTGCCGTCATGGACAGCGATGTGACCGTGGCGTCCGTCTACACCCAGCGCGAGCCGACCGACTATCGAGTCGAGTGGTTCTCGGGCTCGGGCGCGGGCGGCCAGCACCGTAACAAGCACCAGAACTCTTGCCGAGTGCATCACATTCCTTCTGGTCTGGTTGAGGCGCGTCAAGGTCGGAAGCGTGAGGCCAACTATCGTGACGCCTTCGATGCCCTGAACCGGACGCTCGATGCCGCTCAGACAGGCGCCGTGGGAAGCGTCGTGTCGGCCGAGAGGAAGGGTCAGGTCGGCACAGGGATGCGCGGCGATAAGACCGTGACGATCCGCTTTCAAGATGATCGAGTGACCCACCACGAAACCGGAAAATCCATGTCCGCCACTCGCTACATGAAGGGCTTTATGGATGAGGTGTGGCGCTAAGCCGTGCCTGAAGCTCTTTGAGGAACTTCTTGACCGCGACCCGATACCGCTCGGGCGCGGTCTTCTTCAACGCCGCGAAGAATTTTGGAGTCTCAAACGTGCTGAAGCGGGGTGCGGTAGCCATGCCGGTGAACTGTCGGATCGCCTGTGACATTTTGACGTTCTTTGAACTGGACGACTCCCCGTAAATCCGCCAGAGATGTAGAAACTCTTGCACGGCTGAGCCGATGGTTGGATCGAACTCGACTGGGGAGGTGAAATAGTCGCTTCCATGACTCTTGTAGTCAGCCTTCATCTTGAGTTGTTCGGGATAGTCTCCGAGCAGCACAAATTGCACCATATGGCGAAGCTCATGCGAGATCGTCTCCGCAAGGGTATCGAGCCCGACTTCGAGATCGTCGGGGTGACTTCGAGACGTGGGATAACGTTCGATATAGTCGAGCGAACACGGATAAACGATCAGAGCAAGTTTATCCTGCCGCCACGCACCGTTCATCTTCCCCGGCCGCCAGTCGATTGCGAAAAAGATCGAGTCGGTTTTCGGCTTAAGATGGAGATAGTTCGACGGCATCCCATCGAGAGTTACGGGAATACGCGTCACGGAGACGGGACCGTCGAGCTTGTAGGGTTCGGGCGGAAGAGTCTCCCCGAAATTCGCGACGAGCTTCTTAAATGCAGCATACTGTTCCGGCAACTCTTTTTGTTTGCCCTCGAAACGATCCCGCATCCGCCAGAGGACGTGGTAGGTCAGAAGAAACATGACGTGATCCAGCATTTTCGGTGGGATCGCGATCAACCCTTCCTCCAACGTCTGTTCGGTCATCAGCTTCGATAGGCGAGGCTTGAATAGTTTCTGATCGCCTTTAGTCGTCTTCAGGACCGGTTGATTGTGGTCGTCCTTCGTGAAGCCCTTGACCGTGGCCTTCCGGTTCTTGAACTTGCCGACAAGCACTTCATCCCCGACTTCGATGTCTGGGAGTTCGAGCTTGTCCGCGCCTTCAGCAACTTTAGCACGTTCTGTGCCGACGATTGCCGGAATGGTTTGCGCTCCACGCACGATCTGCCCGGCCGTTCGATGCCAACCATCCCAGATGTCGGCGCCGCCGTCCGGCTCAAACGACACGACGATTGGTTCTTGGATTTCCTCCTGAGAGAGCCGATCCCAATCCCGATGCATCTCATCCTCGCGGTCCATCGCGAGTTCGTCTTCATACCAGCCAAGCCAGTCGCCGTCGGGCATTGCCCCGACAAGCTTCGCCACCGGGAAAGCCGGGTCGAAGTGCCAGTCAAAATCGTCAGCAGTCAGCGTGGTCTTTGCGGCCACGCCTTCGTGGGCGCGGGCAAGTTCACGTAGCTGTTCAGGGCTGGCCTCGGCGTAGAAGCTCTCGACGAGGTTAATGTAACGGCGCATCCAATATTTAGGCCCAAAGGATACTTGACTAGAGTTGGTTCGCGGCTACTCTTGTGGGTATGAGCAAGCGGATCATCATCAAGGGAGAGACCGGCATCAACGTCGGGCGCCTCGATCCACACCCCACCGGAAACGGTTATGTTGGGGTGCCGCTGTTTGTCGCCGAACCGGTGGACTATTTCGGGCTTGAGCAAAACACGGCCCTTCGGCTCTTCAGCCAATATTGCGAGAAGCATGGCTGCAAGCTACGTCACCCCAGCGGTATGTTCGACTGGATGGTGACCCGCGACGGCAACGGTTTCTTCATCGCTCTGCCATTCTCGACCGTCGATGAACGGGATATGGGCGACCGCATTCTACTGAAGCACCTTCCAGCCACCGAGTGCTGGAAGCTCACGAAACGCGCCAACGAGGTGCGCAGCTTCTTTGGACCGCGCATGAACGAATGCACGCTCGAACAGGTTTGGCAGCTTGAAGCGAGGATGGCCGATGTCAAAGCGTGATTGGACCAAGGCCCGTAACGACCGGCTGGTGTCGCTGAACCGCACCCACCCCGACATCAAGGACTACGATCCGAAGACCCACATCTGGCTCTCGGAGGACGACTACAACGGCATGACCGTGGCGATGATCTGGGAGAAAGACCCGGAATATCTGCTGCGTGCCGCCAGCGAGCGCGGCCTCGGTCCCAACGGCTACAACTATCTGAGGCGCGAAATCACCTCGGTGATCGAACTGGCGATCATGACCGAGTCGGCTGAGTTCTGGCGCCGCCTTCGGGCTCTCGCGAAGGTGCGGCCGGACGAAGACATCCTCGTGCTGGCCAACGCTGTCATCAAGGGGCTCGGTCTGAAGTCGGTGCTGATCGGCTACGAGTGGGTGCCGTCAGACTTGAAGAAGCCCGAAGCGTCCTAGTCCTTCTGGGCGCGGGCCGCCCGGCTGCGCTTAATCAGAGGGCTGTCCTCGTTCCAGTAGCGCGAGAAATGCGCCTTCGCGCTCGGCCAACCCTTGGTCAAGAGCACCCACACGAAGGTCACCGGCATGAAGTATGCGTTGAGCGTGTAGAAGAATTCTTCTTTCGCGATCTGGCGGAATTCGGAGAGGGTCATTCGTAAACCATACACCAAACCGTTCCGAGCGCACATAAATATCGAATGCGTCTCTTCGAGCTTTTCAACTCCGGTTCCCTTCTCATCGAGAAGCGTCGCGCAGGCGGGCTGGCCCCGAAGCGCTCGACCATCGAAGAGCTTGAAAAATATCGCGGACAGGAAGACATTTTCGTCAGCTATACGTCCGATGTGGGCGTGAACAGCCACGGGAACAAACTGCGCACCGACACCGCTTTCAAAGGTGGCGTCACTTCGAAAAAGGGCGCCCACAACGTTCGTGGTATGAAATTCGGGATCAACCCGAAGTCCCAATATGACACGCCGATTGGCATCTACTCTTACCCCGTGGACTACGTCATCAAAGAGAAGGGCGTTGTGCCGTTCGCGGGCAATGAGCCCTACATTCAAGTCTTCCGCGCTGGCGGCAACATCCTCGATCTGGCGAAATACAGCCGGGCCGATCTGATCGCGGACTCTGAAAAAATTCAGGCGATCTTGGATCAAACCGGCGTGCAAATCCGCATCGACGTTGATCGAGCCGACCGCCACGCACTGGTTCACACGCCCGGCGGCGTTTTCTGGAACGTGAGCCGGATCGCCGCGATGTATCTGACCAACATCGCCAACGGCGTGCACGGCAACCCCGATGCGCGCGGCTTCGTCGATATCACCTATGGCGCCGACGACGATGAAGACGAATCACCGAACGACGAAGACACCGAATGGGAAAACGACGATGACGACGACGATTGGAACGACGACGAGGACCCGGACTGGGAAGACCACGACGACGAAGCAGAGGAAGAAGACACCAACGAGAGCATGATCGTTGAGGCCGAACACAAGGCCACCGTTCGCGCCCGCTGGTCGAAATTGCTCCGTGATCTTGGCTACGACGGTGTCGTGGACCGTAAGAATGACGGCGTCATTCACGAGAACGAGCCGACGCAGGCTGTGTTCTTCACGAAGAAAAATCTCCAACTCTTGGAAGTGGTGGACAATCGCAGTGAGACACGAGAGCCGCGAGGCTATCTCGACATCTATTTCGACAGTCCCTCATCGTTCCTGAGAGACCTGAAGCGCGGCAAGGTCCCGGCCGAACTGGCGACCAAAGTGATGAACAAAAACCTTGGCGTCATGATCCCGCTCATCCCGTTCGATGCCCTGCCGAAAGAGACCCAAGAGTTCTTCGAAAAGAACTGGATCGAGTTCGTTTATTTCGGCTTCATCCAACTCATCCGCTGGATGCCGATCTCGGATGAGCAGCGCGTTGAACTCATTAAGGCTCACCCCGATACCGTGAGCAAATTCTGGCCGGAAGAGTTCACGCCCGCCGTCATGGCATACCTGAACGCGAACGCTCTGAAATTCTCCCACCCGAGCTTCCTCGACAAGATTCCGTTCTCAACCGAAGCCCTGATGGAGATCATTAAGCGCGAGCCCAGCATCGTCAGTGTGGTCTTCTCGACCGGCGCTCGCGTAGAGGACAAGGCGCCGCGCTTCAAGAACGACAAACTGCTCACTTGGATCATGAGCACCTACCCGAACGAGTTCCAACGGCTGTTGAACGCCTCGATCATGAACCTGATGAATCCGAAGGTTCTCGATGCATTTTTCGCCATGACCTACCACGGTGACACCGGCATCAAGTGGACGCATCTTCTGACGATGTTCAGCCACAACAATGCGCGCGCGTTCGAGCAGTGTTTCATGTCGCTGCCGATCCACGATGCGGCCGAGTATGCGGAATATTTTGAGGTGGGCCACAGCATCTTCGACAAAATGGTGGCGATGCGTCCTGAAATCCCCGACTACATCGAGAAGCACGGTCTGCGGACGAAGTTCGGTATCAAGAAATAATGGTGCCGGTTGCAGGACTCGAACCCGCGACCTTCGGTTTACAAAACCACTGCTCTACCAACTGAGCTAAACCGGCATTGGAGATGAATGGTGCCGGTGGAGGGAATCGAACCCCCGACCTTCGCTTTACGAAAGCGCTGCTCTACCTCTGAGCTACACCGGCGCACGAACTCTTAACGTCTGAGGGAGGTAATCCTCAGACGGTGGTCGTTGTTCGCGGGGTGTTCTTCATGCTCATACACGTATTTAGCCTGAAAGCGTGTGTGCTGTCAAATGCCGAATAAATATGTGGTGTTAATGGAGGACACCGTGTTGGACGAATTCGAGAGCCCGGAATATCTGGCAGAGAAAGCGAAATGGGACGCGGAGCGCGAACGTCTCGCGCAAGCATCGGTGGAATCCAAGGTGAACCCGACTCCCATCTATGCCCCGCCATCAGATTGGCAGAAAGACCCGGTGGGCTATCGTGAAGCCCAACGCAAAAAGATGAATGACATGAAGTCGGCCATGGAAGAATACCGCAACTCTGCGGAATTCAAAGCCGTCGAGGCAGAGCGGAAGGCGACCGCTGACGAGTATGAGCGCATGAGTTCGATCCCGGTGATCCTGCGGCCGGAACGCACCGGCATGGTGCGCAAGATGGGCAACACCGGGCCGCCGGGCGATCCGTTCTTTGTCGTTCGTTTGCTCAGCACGGAGACCGGTGAAAAAGCAGCCCACATGCAAAACCATCTACCGATGCCCGAAGAGTTCATGACCCGGTTCGCCCTCGACGAACAGGAGTTCGTCGTCGAGACAGAGATCGGCTCCGAGGACATGTTCGAGGCCGCCGAGTATGTGGAGACGCAGACGCGGTGCACGGCTTGGTCGATTGTCCAGCGCTGCAATCGGCGCAAACCCTCTATGGCGCCGGTCTACATTTTCTCGTTCGCGGAAATGGACGCAGCGGCGCTGTTCAAGATGCGGTGGGGTTAAGCCGAGAGGTTCGCCGAGTTCGTCTTCTTGGGATCGAACGCCGCAAAAATTGAGCGCACGTTCTTCGGATCGAAAATCACATATTTGGTGTGCAGTGAGTTCATCGAGCCGTCGGGATAGTCGCGCTCGATGTCGGCGAACACGAAGCTGTCGTAGCCCAGTTCGCTGAAGTGGCGATAGACCTGCTCCCACGCTTTCTTTTGGTCACCCAGCTTGTCGAACCAGAACTTCCAGACGGAATCCATCACGTCGCGGGTGCTCTTGGCGCCGTCCTCCCAACGTGACGGAACATCACCGAGCAATTTGTCCATACCCGGCTGCTTCTTGTGGCTGATCTCCAAAGGCTTCTGCATCCGCAGCAGGACTGGCAGGACGTGGCCTTTGATCTTGTTGGCGTAGCCGCCAGCCTCGCCCGGCTGATCGGAGAACATGGGCGCAAAGCCGCCACCGCGTGCGGGCTTGCCCTTGGCCAATGAGAACGAGTGGAAATCGGCTCCGGTGCCATGGAAGGCACGGACGGTGAAACCTAGCTGTTTCGCTCGTGCAAGCCGAGACTCGGGGTCCATCGGTAGGCTCGAACCTTCGAAGAGATGAAACAGACGCATCTCATATTTAGGGTTCAGCCCCAGCGCAGCTTGAAGAGCACCACGTCCTTCTTGGAACCGAGCGCCACGAACCATCCACGGGCGCCGTGCTCGTCTCGTCCGCGCTGAAAACAAGCCTTCCGGGCCGCCGTGAGGTTTTCATCGCACCAATCGAGCAATTCTTTGCAGGGCGAGAACGTGAAACTGTCCGGCCGCGACGATTGCTCCAAGTGCTCAGGATTGATTTTGACGGAATACCTCACCCGATCCATCTCAGCTTGAAGTGAAGAGCATCGCGCTCACATTCGAACTCGACGGTGAACACCACGTTCTCGGCATCCTTCGAAAAATCAAACTCCGCGTGGCGCCGCGCATAGGCCCGGTTCATCTCAAGACTTTCGATGCACCATTCTCGCACATGCGGCTTCAGTTTCACTCGCCAGTCGTTGCGCAAGATCGAAGTCGGCACGGGGGCCGAAATGTCCATCAGGTCTTCGGCCTGATCGAGCGGAACCTTGATCGTGTAGACCTTCGGGAGCGGCTTCCAATAGATATTGGGAAGGCCGTTTTCAGATTGGTCCAAGAACCGGATCATGGTGCCCGTCTTCAAATCGGACAGGCTCATGAAATTTTTGACGGTGACTTTCTCAATCTTCATAGGGCTTCGCGCCCCAGCGCATCTTGAAGAGGATGAAGTCCTCATCCGCCTTGAAGTTGATGATGCACTCGGTCTTGAACAAATCCATGCCCCAGTGCCACTCATCGCGCATGTTGGTTTCCAGCCAAGCACACACTTCGGGCGTCGGACGCCAAGTGTCGTAGTCGGTGAATACCGAGTGCTCTTCTGGAATGGAGATCGCGCCGCCGGGCATCAGAACCACATCAGTTTGAACAGAACAGCATCGCGCTCTCGCATCAAGCACCATGCCTTGGTCGGGCACAAACTAGCATAGAATCCGACCGGCCCGACACCCCAAAATTTGATTTTCTGTTGGTTGCACCAATCCACGACTTCAGGTCGGAGGCGAGGTTTGTAGTGGGAATGACCACCTTCGGCACCGACGAAAAACGGGTCGATCAGGAGTAATTCCGGTGGGATATCCAGATGCACCACCGGGTCTCGTTTCCAAGGCCAGCGCATCACATCCACCGCATCTTGAACAGGACCGCGTCGTGCTCTCGCATCATGGCGGTGAACGGACCCAGCACCACTTGCCCCATGATGGCCGTTCCACGGATGCCAAAGTGGTTGATCTTCTGCTCAGCGAACCAAGCTTCGATCTCTTCCCGGTAGCCCAACTCAAACCCGGCGACGATGGCCTTCAGGGTGCTGGGAGCTTTCTGAACCACCAAGACATGAGGAATTTCGAAGCGGATTTTTCGGCCGCGCCGATTCCAAAGCATTACAGCCAGCGCATCTTGAACAGGACGGCGTCGGTATCGTTGGCGAAGATGATCTCGAACGCGTTCTCATACACGAGACGGTCTGAGAGCGGCACATACTTGATGCTGAAAGCGCCGGTGAGTTCGGTCTTGCACCACTCGTCCACCTCGGCGGTGAAGGCGGGATTGAGCAGGACGCGGGTCTCCATCCGCATCAGAGATTCGGGAAGCGGAACGTTCATTGCTCTCCCCAAAACATCTTGAACAAGGTCGCGTCGGCCATATCGCTGAATGAAGCAGCGGCGGTCACCGGACGGTCGATGGAGAACCGAGCCCGGCTATTCGTTGGATCATCCGAACGGTGAACGCGCCACTTTCCCTTGAGGTTTGTTTTGCACCAGTCGATCACGTCTGGATGGAAGGTATATTTCCGGCGGCGGATTTCCGCAACCCCATACGGAACAGAGACGGTGTAGGGCAAATTCTGGTAGAGGTTCACAGCCACCTCATCTTGAACATGATGAGATCGAGATCGTCGTCGAACTCAAGCTCAAACTCATCTACCATGTCCCTGAATTTCTCGGCACAGACTTGCGTGTGGAGCACGGCATATTCGCCGCGCAGATTGGCTTTACACCAGTCTTCTACTTCCGCAACGAAGCGACCTGTGGACACTGCGCACTCGCGCGCGTCCGACCAGTCCACGTCGTAGTAGACGAGACCCTCATGTTGGTTGCAGTCGAGGTTTATGTAGCCCGGCACCCGACAAATCTATCACGGTAAATTTGGTCTACCAAACTCAAAAATATCGGTCTATGGTTATCGAATGGACGAGACGATTCACGAAGGCGCGGGCGGGCTCAGCGACGAGCACATCGCCGGTATGTTGTGGAGCTTCAGGGAGAGTGAGACCGCCGTGTTGGGCGGCGTCGAACTGCGCCTGAAAACAACGATGCAGGAGCCGTCGCGAGACTCGTTGAATTATGGCGTCGGTGGCCTGAAGCCCGGTGATTTGACGGTGACGATGGGTGGCCGTGGACGGAGCATGTTCGACACGTCGATGTGCGAGATCAGCACACCGAACTGGATGCTCTCGTTCAGGCGGATGCCGACGATGTTCCAAACGCAAAACTCCGCGTGGGATGGCAAGGCGCATATCAAAATCCGAGACCCGAAGGTTCACGGTGACTTCGAACAGTTCAAGCTCGACGCCACGATGATCCTTCTGTTCGAGAGCCAGTGGGCGCCGGAGCCGGACCCGAACCCTCTCATGATGGCCACGGTTACGACGCAGATGGTCGGCGTGTCCGGGGTCGGCAAGTCTTACTCGGCCCTTCGACCGTCTGGACAACAGATCGGCCGGGGACTGCGGAAGATGGATGACACGATCATCTTCATGGATACCGAGAAAAGTTTCGACCGGAAGATGTTGCTCAAGATCATCAAAAACCGCTGACCCTTTATTGTTGACGGACTCCGGTTCAGTAGTATTTTGGTCTCAACGCTGCAATAGCAGGAGACCGGCACATGACTCCCAAGGAAATTCTCGACGAAGCGAACCAGTCGGCCCAAGAAGCTGGCCAACTCGCAGTCATCGAACACGGTGACACGCAAGGGCTCTGCGGCGCGGCGTGGATCGTGCTGCGCCCGGCGCGCGGTGCCTTCGTCAACTATCTGAAGAGCCAAGGCATCGGCGAACGCGGTGTCTACGGCGGCTGGGAGATCAGCGTCGATGGCCCGCAAGGCTATCGCGGCCAGAACAGCGACGTGAAGGAAGCGGCCGTCCGCGCCTTCGCCCGCGTCCTGAAGGACAACGGCCTGCGGGCGTCGGTCTGCACGAGGCTTGTGTAATGACCAGCCTCCTGAGCGCCATGGTGATCCAGCAGGAAGTGATGTGCTCGTCCGTCGTGCTGGCGGGCCTGCAAGCCATGACCGGCGAGTTCACCAACATGGACGTGGCCGCCGCGTTTGGTCGCGCCGGGTTCGACCCGAACAACTTCTGGCTTCGTCAGGAAGCGGCCAATCGGTTGCTCCAACGCTGCCGGAAGCGTAATCTAATCGTTTACGACAACAAGGTGTGGCGGGCGACGCCCGCCCTTCACCTGACGGTTGAAGCCGACAAGAACGCGCTTTTTGTCGGCTGAAGCCGACATGGGGGACCTGATGATCGAGACCAACCCGATTCGCGCCCAGCTTCAGCAAGAGAAGCACACGGCGTTCGTTCAGTGGCAGAAGAGCGGCTATGCCGATCTGGAAGCCCACTCTCGATTTCTCGCCGCGTTCACGCGGCTCATGGATTTGAGGCACCTGAGATGAGCAAGGCCAAGACGCCCGAGGCGCCCGAAAAGAAAGAGATCAACGCCAAGATCGAGGACGCGTATCTCGATCTGGAATACTGCACGCTGGATGCAGTCGTGTCGTCTCTCCAAAAGGCGCGCACGGAATACACGCGCAAGGGCTTCACCAACCTGCATCTCGAATCCGTTCGGGATTGCGGCTGTTGGGGTTCGTGCGATTGTTCTCCGAAGCTGCGGCTGTTCGGCACCCGGCTGGAAAACGACGACGAGTTCGCCAAGCGCGTCGAGCACGAAGCGAAGATGGCCGCCGACCGGCTTGAACGCGACCGGCGCGAGTTCGAACGGCTGTCGAAGCAATTCGGCAAGGCGTGATGAGCGGACGGCCCACAGACACGGTGCGCTTGGAGTCAGGCCCGCACTACGAGGTTCTCGTGCTGCGGGCCGATTCGCGTTGGGCTGACCGGTCGGACTACATTCGCGCCAACTGCCGCAACGGCGAGCACGCCGAAGACTGGATGCACGGTGACGCTCGCTCCGATCCGCCGGAAGTGAAGGCGCAGGCGCGTTATCTCTTCACCGACCAAACCGACGCGGCCATCTTCAGGATGCGGTTCGGTTGAGTTCCGACTTCTACATCAAGCGGAACCACGTCGCGGAGATGGAAGAGCGTCGCCGCGAGTATCCGTATTCGTTCAGAATGAGCACCATCGTCGGCCCGCGCAAGTTTGCGACGAAGGCCGAAGTCAACCAGTGTCGGGCTTTCTTCGAGGGACGCAAGGTGCTCATCAACAAGAACACTGCCTACTTCGCGCGCGTCGAAGATGCGATCTTTTTCAAGATGGGCATGTGGCTCTGATGCTGGTGAAAAACATTCCCCTCATCGACGTGGTCATGGTCGGCGAATACGTCGGGGCCATCGGTGCTGTTTACGGGCGCGACGACAATTTCAACGACTGTCTGCGCGCCGAGAAGATGGGGCTCGTGCTGTTCCTCACGGACTCGTCCACGATGAACTATCGGCGGCGGCTGGTCGGCGGGAAAGGCTGGGGTGTCTTCTATGAACTGAAGGCGCCGATCCGCAAAAAGAGGACGATGCGCGAAGACCGCAACTACCTCTTCAAGGGCGGCAAATATTACCCAGCGTCCTGCCGGTTCAACGGCGACGTTGAGAAATTCCAGAAGGACATGACCATGGCCAAGATGCTGAGCATCATTTAGCCGATGACGAAACCGTAGCCCTCGTTCTGGTCGATCAGGTTCTTCAGTTCGTCTTCCAGTTTGTCCATCTCGGCCTGAGCTTCGCTCTTCAGAGCATCGCCGTTCAGGGTGATGCCACCCTGTGGGCCAGCGAGGCTGGCGAACTTGCTGCGGGCTTGGCCGAGCAGCATCTTGGCGTTGGCGATGGCCATGCTACGCAGCCACGGCTTGGCGTAGACATCGTTCAGCAGGACTTCTTCCGGGCGGGCGTTGAAGACGTGCAAACCGATCTGTTCCACGGCGCCGAACTTGCGGTGGAAGGTGATGCGCTTCGACGAGCTATCCCATGTAAACTGCACGTCGCGGCCGAACATGCGGCCCACGAGCGACTGATACTGCATGGCGAAATCGTAGGTGGCCAACTGACCCGCACCGGTGCCACCGAGGCCGCCCGGATTCTGGATCATGTAGATGTTCTGCGTGAACGCGAGGCTGAACGGGTCGATGGTCGAGCCGCCCGATGCGCCGTTGATGCGACGATAAACCGACCGGACTTCCTGAACCTCGGGAGGTAGGGTGTAGACGGACACGTCGGGCTGCACGTCGAGGAACACGAAGCTCTCTTCGATGGCGTTGCCCGAGCGCTGACGGTAGCGGTCCAGCGTGACGGTGATGGCGTAGTTGTATTCCTTGTCCTCAAGCTCAACGTCAACCATCGTCCCGCCAAGGGCGATTTGGATTTCTTCGATCAGTCGTTGGCGAGCAGTAATGGGTGCGGGCATCGGGACATCCTTGAAAAGGAGTTGTCCTGTATTTATGCGTTGGGTAGGGTGGGGCGATGAGCATCTTCGAAACGTCTGGCGTTTGGCGCGTTGTCCAAGGCGGGCTGGTCACCAAGTGGGCCACCCTCCCCGAATACCGGCGCCATGAGTTGGACGTGCCGTTCTGGTTCGGTCCCCACTACAACTATGGTCAGACGTTCGAGCAACGGGACGAGTTCATCAAGCGCTATCGCATCCCGTCGATTTTCGAGATCGTGGAAGTCTTCCGCGAGCCGCACAACGACGTAGACCCCTCGTTTCGTGGCAGGGCATTGCTGATCGCCCGGTTCCGATATGCGACCGACGCCCTCGTCTTCAAAATGGGCGTCCCGAACCCCGAGCCGAGCGACTTCCGGGTTCATCTCTGACGCGCCATAAATAGGTGCATGGCGCGTCTCTCTATCTGGAACAGCGGTCGTAAGGGCCTAGATTACAAGTTCACGGATCGCACGATCTCTGAATTCTTTGGCGTGTCCGGCACGGCTGTCTACGTCCACCGTTATGAGGGTGTCTACGACCAGACGGCCAACGGCATCGCCAACGGTTCGACCATGGAAGGCGGCATCAGCAGCATCCAAGACCCGCTGTTCCTTGAGAACCGCGACCGCAAATACAACGACACGATCATCGAATTGCGCGGCATCTACAACGTGGCCGACGTGGACTTCGACATGCGCCAGTTCGGCTTGTTCCTTCAGAACGACACGATCTTTTTGGAAGTCCACCTGAACGACATGGTCGCCATGTGTGGCCGACGGATCATCCCCGGCGACGTGATCGAGCTTCCGCACATGCGGGACGACACCATTCCGGGCGACAAGCCCGCCATCAACAAGTTCTACGTCGTCGAGGATGCGAGCAAAGCGTCCGACGGCTACTCGTCCACATGGTATGCCCACATCTGGCGTCTGAAGTGCACGCCGATGACCGGCGCCCAAGAATACCAAGACATTCTGGACAACCAGATCACCGATCCGTTCGGCCTGCACGATCTGGGCACTCTGGGCAACGCGATCACCACCATCGGGATCGAGAACAGCATCAACAACGCGGTCATCGAAGCGGCTCGCGCCAACTTCGTGAACCGCAACTTCGAGACCCAGCAATTCTGGGTCATGCCGGGCACCGAGCTTGATGACCAACTGCCGTGGATTTTCGCTGGCGACGGCATCCCGCCGAACGGGGAAGGCAAGCCTCTGCAATCTGGTCTGAGCTTCCCCGAGAACCCGCAGGTCGGAGACTATTTCCTGCGTCTGGATTACAGCCCGTCTACGCTCTTCCGTCGCGTCGAGTTCGGCTGGCAAATCCAAGAAGTCAACTACCGTCAGCAAGAATGGACGGCGGCCCACAGACTGTTGTATGATTTCATCAACAACGACAAGATTTCGGATTTCAAGGACGGCCACTCCGCGCCCGAGAAGCAGAACTTGTCCACAGCCGTGAAAGCCCGAGCCGACTTCTGATGACTTTGGAAGAAAATTTCAAAATGGTGATGGGCGGTGTGATGCTGTCCATGTTCCCGCTTGAGATCGAAGCCAATGCTCTCGGCATGTATTGGTATCGCAACTCACCCTATGAATTCGTCTTGACGCTGCTGTTCGGAATCGGGCTGGCGTGGGCTTGCCAAGAAGAGGCAGCCGTCGATGTCTGACATGGTCCAAATCCCCGGTCGGGATATCGTCGCGCTGCTGCGAGCGGAGGCCAAGCGCAAGCCCGCCATCGCCCAACTAATGAACGATGTGGTGGGCATGACCGACGAGCAGATCGCGGCTCTGAAGGTCCCGCTGCCGTGGTATCGCGTGGCCCTGAAGAAATGCCGCGATCTCAAGATCAGCGCGGAGACTACCCAGCGCGTGAGCGAGATCGTATCCAACGCCGTGGTCGAAGTCTTCATCAACGACATCGACGGCACCATGCGTCAGTTCACCGGCGACACTCAGTTCATCAAGGTCGCGCGTGGTGGCGACGTAGAGATCAAGTATGGGACCTTCATCTGGTTCCCGCACGCGGGTGGCGTTTGGATCGACACCCTGTTCTCGTCCACGATTGACCCCAAGCTGGCCGAGTCCACCTTCATCGGGGACATCAACAAGCAAGGCTATATCAATGCCCGTGCCGAGCAGCGTTCGAAGAATGCTCCCGTGAACGTTCCGGGCACAGTAGTCGATGGTGCTCCGAGTAGTAATGTGAACCCGCTCTTCACTATTCAGCGGCATTAAATAGACTTGGTTGCCGTCCCCTGACTATATTAGGGTATGGCTATTGAAAAACTCGCACAGCCTTTGACGGCGGGCAACTTCAGGATTGCTCCACTCAACTTCTCGGTTGAGGAAACGAGCGCGTTCCAAACCAGCGTGCGCGAGATCGAGATCAATGCCGTCGCCAAGACCATTACCCTACGTGTTTTTCAGATGGAGGACTCTGCCAGTCTCGGTGTGACGTGGCGCATCCTACACGAGAAGGTCGCACTCCAACTCGACGCATACACGCGCCAAGGCAACTCCGCGTTCTCTATCGTGGCGCTGGATTGCAAGGCTATCGACCATCAGTTCACGTTGTCCAGCGAAACTGCGGCCGACGCCGCCAATCACCACATCATCGTCCAGTATCGCAAGGTGCTTCGGCTCGGGCCGAACGGCGACATGAGCGTTGGCAAAGAAGACGATGTGTCTGATGCTGATCGGATGCTGACCAAGCTCTTGATGCGCCCGCCCTACTACGAATAACATACGCCTAAATAGTCGAAACACCCACACAGGGGGAATCGACTATGGACGTTCTAGCTATTCAAAAGCGCCTTGCCGCTGCCGGGTTTGATCCCGGCCCGCAAGATGGTGACATTGGTCCGAAGACCTTTACCGGACTCATCAACTACGCTGCCAAAAAAGATTTGGGCTCGCTGAGCATTCTGCTGGGCCGCGCCATGGCGGCGGACTTCCCGAAGTATGACATCGTGACGCCGCTGCGCATCGCACACTTCATCTCGCAGGCGACCTACGAGACCGGCTACTATCGGTATCTGAGCGAACTCGGCTCGGGCAAGGACGCGAATCACGACGGTTACGACGACTACCTTCAGAAGTATGACTTCCGCAAAGACCTTGGCGATGCGCACGTTGGCGATGGCGACAAATATCGCGGGCGCGGGCTGTTCCAGATCACGGGCATTTTCAACTACACCCTCTACGGCACGCGCATCGGCATCAACCTGCTGGCCACTCCGCAACGTGCGGCCGAGCCCGAGATCGCAGTGCTCACGGCGTGCCTGTTCTGGTCCGACCGCAAGCTCAACAACTGGGCCGATCAGGATAACGTCTCGATGGTCACCAAGCGCATCAACGGTGGCCAAAATGGTCTGGCGGATCGTCAGACCATCACCACGCGCATGAAGGCGATGCTGGGCGCCTAAGCGCTGAGGTGAGCCATCATGGTGTCGAGCGGCAGTGAGGCCGACACCTTCTGCAAGGACCCGAGCGTCACCGAATCGTCCCGATGGAAGTTGGGATTGTGCATAATGATCTGCTTGGCTTTGGCGTGCGAGAGACCGAGCAGTCGGGCTTCCGCATCGCTGAGTTTCGCCATGGCGCTCATGCGGAGGAACTCGTTCACTTCCGCATCGTCGTTGAACAGCGACAGGGTCTTGTCTTCGACCTGCATTTTGTAGCTGACGATCCGCAGCGTTTCGGGGCGGACGCTGTCTTCCCACGGGATGGCGTTGTCGAGGACGACGCGCTTCCAGATTTCCAGAAGTTCATCCGATGCATTCGCGTCGAACACGCACGGCGTCTGAACAACATCAAGACAGTGCTGGTTGACGCGGACATAACCCCACTCGCCGCCATGACGTTGAACCACCATCGTCAGGTATTCTCGGTCGGCGTGCAGAGCGATATTCTGGCCACCATATTGGCCACCGTTGCTGCTCACCGTGGCCAATGCTTGGGGGCTATTTCCATACCCGTTGTTACCGGAGCGTGACTTCGCCTTCATAGGCACACTGAAATGCCTCGGACGGGTCGCCTTGGGCGCTTTTTTCTGAGCTTTCATGATCCCAACTTCTCCGCTCGGAGGCTTTGGTGTCAATATTTTTGAGCTTCGTTCCGCACCGATAAATAAACGACGGACACTAAGGGCGGACAACCATGCAACTCGACTATTTCTATGACAAGCAGCAGCCGCGCTTTCTGGAACAGATCGTCCGTGCCTTCTCGGGCTTCCAGTATATGGCGGGCAGCCGCAACGGAAATCCGCCTCAGTTGCAGACGGTTCCCTGCCGCATGGCGTCCACCAATCGCATGGTCGCCAACATCATGCTCAACCAATCTGCAAACACGCTGCTGACCGTGCCGATGATTACCGTCTGGCAGACGGGCATCGCGGGTTCGACTGAGCGTTTGCAGAACCGCAACCACATCGACACCCGCCAGATCGTCGAGCGGGCGATTGACCCGCAGACCGGCGCCTACACGAGCGCGCGGGGCCAGAGCTACACCCTTCAGCGCATCATGCCGCTGCCCTTCGACATGAAGGTTCAGGTCGATATCTGGACTTCCAACATGGACCAGAAATATCAGTTGGAAGAACAAATCCTGACGATCATGTGGCCGAACTTCAACATCCAGAACAGCGACAATGCTCTGGATTGGACGGCGCTCACGGAAGTGCAGATCGAGGACATTACGCACTCGTCGCGGACGATCCCGATTGGCACGGACAGCGAGATCGACATCATGACGATCCAGTTGAACCTTCCGATCTGGCTCTCGCCGCCTGCCAAAATTCGTCAACAAAATATCATCGAGCAGATCGTCACCAACATCAACGACACGGCGCCGCTGCCGGGCGTCCTCGCAGATGCGGGTAACCCCGGCACGCTGCTGGCGCGCGACATCACGACCCCCGGCAACCACTATATCAAGGTGACCGGCAACGAGATCACTTTGCTCGGTTCTGGTGCACAGGATGACGAGCCGCTTCCGTGGCAGCCGTTCTTGGACCTCTATGGGTTCCTGCGTCCGTCGATGAGCGAACTGCATCTGAAGAAGACCGACGACATCGAAGGTCCGGCGATCATCGGCACCATTCAATTGGCCGATGCGAACACCATCATCTGGTCCATCGACCCCGACACGCTTCCGACCAACACACTCGATCCGGTTGCGGCCGTCATCGACCCTGTTCGCACGTTCCCCGGTGAAGGTTTGCCTCCGGCGACCGAAGGCACGCGCTACCTGCTCATCAATGAAATGGGGCCTAGTGTGGCGTGGGGACCGGTCACGGCGCACTACGGCGATATCATTCAATACACCGGCGGCCAATGGGTTGTTGTCTTCCAAGCTGCGGGCCAAGGCGTCCAGCATGTGACCAATCTGCACACGTTGAATCAGCTTCGTTGGACGGGTGTTGACTGGGTCCTTGCAATCGACGGTAGTTATGGACCGGGCTTTTGGCGTCTACACCTCTAAAAGGCGAGTAGAGAATTCTGATAAAGTCCTGTCAGAACTACGAAAGTTAACTGCGATAAGACTAAATAATCCCGTCCTTAAAGAAACGGGAATTCTTCAAAAATGGGTATCAGGTATTCGGGCGGACTTCGCCAATTCAGCATCCGTCAACGCACGATTTATGGACCCGTGTGGACTACTGCTGCCGATCTGTCGTCCCATCAAGAGCTTAGTTTCTTCAACACCACGCTAGTTGCAACCGATCCGCAAGGCGGAACGATCACATATGCTGTTGCTGGCAACAGCAGCTTGCCGTCTGGCCTGTCACTGAATGCGAACACCGGCGTTCTCTCTGGATACCTCGAAGCCGCGCCCGGCGCGGATGTCGTCAAACACTTCACTCTCTACGCGGAAGCTCCGTCCGGCCGCACCTCTCGCCAATTCACGCTGACGGTCGTCAACGTCCCCGATCTGCCCCATTGGCAAACCAACGCTGGCATCATCGCTTCCGTTAACGAAGGCGCAACGATTTCCAACGTCAGCGTTGTCGCGACCGACACGCAAAGCCGCCCGGTCACCTATTTCATCAGCAACACTGGCACCCTCCCGATGGGCATTTCGCTCAGCAACACGGGCGTGCTTTCGGGCGTCATGCCCTACGTTCCCACCGACATCACCTATCTCTTCGAAGTCACGGCTGAGAACGAAGATGGCGCCGTCGTGCGTGTATTCTCGCTCACCGACATCAACGTGCCCGTCTATCCGGTCTGGACCGGCAGCACGTCCATTCACTTCAATGAGCGCTCGGGCGTCACCACCACTCTGGTCGCCACCGACGCACAAAGCCGTTCGGTCACCTACTCGATCAACACGGGCGTGCTGCCCGACGGTCTGTCTCTGGATCACAACTCCGGCGTCATCAGCGGCAACACCGGCGCTGTTGTCACCGACACCCTTTACAACGTGGTCATCGACGCGATCAATTTCGACGGTTCCACGCCGCAGTCGTTCACGTTCACCATTCTCAACATTCCGCAGAACCCGACGTGGGTCACGGCGGCCGGTAGCCTGCTCACGCAAAATGGCGGCTCCATCGTCAACACGGCGGTGGTCGCGAGCGATCCGCAAGGCCGCCAGATCACCTACACCGTCACCTCTGGCGCACTGCCGGACGGCGTGATCCTCGGAGCCAACGACGGCACGCTCACCGGCGGTCTGCCGCAGGTCGTTTCGAACACGACTTACAGCTTCAACATCCTCGCTTCGAACGAAGACGGCAACGCTGGCAACCGCACCTTCACGATGCGCGCGAACGTCACGTCGGCCAACCTCCCGACGTGGACAACGCCCGCCGGTTCGCTGGGTTCGTTCAACGAAAACACCTCTGTGTCGAACACGCTCGTGGCCACTGACTCTCTGTCGCGCGCGGTCACTTATGCGATCACAGCCGGTGCTCTGCCGAGCGGCCTCAGCCTGAACACCAGCACGGGCGACATCACTGGCACGCTGGATTTCGTCACCGCCACGCACACCTACAGCTTCACGGTTGGCGCCACCAACGTGGAAGGCACGTCCTATCGCGGCTTCTCGATCACCGTCAACAATGTGCCGATTGCAGCGGTTTGGGACACACCGCAAGGCTCCTTGGGTTCGGCGAACGAGCTTACGTTCTTCAGCTACCAACTCAGTGCTCACGACCCGCAGTCGGGTCGTGACATCACGTATTCCAGCAGGTTCGCTACCGGGCAACCGGGTCTGGGTCTAACCCTGTCTGCCAACGGCATGGTGCAAGGCACACTGAATGAAGTCAACAGCAACTCCACGACAACCTTTGTGGCGTATGCGAACCTTGATGGGATCGAAACCGGCCGCACGTTTACTGTCACCGCAATCAACGTTCCCACCCTGCCCTTCTGGAATACTTCGCCGGGCAGCCTCGGCGGCGGCAACGAAGGTGATGTGTTCTCGTTTGATCTGTCGGCGTCCGACGCCAAGGGCCGCACCATCGGCTATCAGATGGCGAACGGCACAACGATCCCGTCTCCGCTCTTCCTGAACACGTCCACTGGTCGAATCAGTGGAACTCTTCCGCGCGTCACGGCGGACACGACCTACAATTTCAACATCCGCCCGACGAACGTGGACGGCGTTGGTCCGATTCAATCGTATAGCATTGCAGTCACGAACGTTCCTGCGGCGCCGGTTTGGAACACCAGCACCAGTCTCTTCAGCACGGGAGAGAACACCAATCTCAGCATCCAGCTTTCGGCAACGGGCTCGGATGGTATCGCGGTCACCTACTCGTCCACCGACACGCCCGGTTGGCTCACCACGTATGCAAACGGTCGAGTCATCGGCCGGACGCCGGAAGTCACGGAGACCACGGGCGGAAGCTTCACAGTCACCGCCGGAACGGTCGAAGGATCGACGGATCGGACTTTCAGCTACACCGTCACCAACGTGCCGAAGGGTCCGACTTGGGCCAATGCTTCTGGCACGCTCGGAACCTTCAACGAAGACACCGACAACACCATCGTTGTCGTCGCCACTCACCCGAACCTGCCGGTCACATACGCACTGGTGTCGGGCTCTTTGCCGTCCGGTATGTCGCTTGACGGATTCGCTGGCACAATCAGCGGACACTTCGACCGCGTCGCCGCGTCCACGACTTACAACTTCACACTGCAAGCGATCTGCGACGAAGGCACCACGAACCGTGCCTTCTCCATTCGGGTCAACAACGTTGCCCGCGCGCCGATCTGGACCAACGGTCCTCAAACTTTCTCCGCACCGGAGAAGGGTCTCGTCCAATATATCTTTGGCGTCCCGAGCTACGATGTTGGTCCTATCACCTACACCGTTTCGAACTCGGCTCCGTCTGGCTTCTCGATCTTCGACCCCGACAACGGAAATCTGTTCCTGATCGGCACACCGCCGGGCCTCACGGCCAATGTCGCCTACAATTTCTTGGTCAACGCCACGACTTCGGAGGGCACGAGCAGCCTTTCCTTTACGATGAACGTCTACAACGTTCCGACGGCTCCGACTTGGGTTACGGCCGCCGGTTCGCTGGGTAGCTTCAACGAAGGCTCGGTTGTCAACACGAGCGTTCAAGCCACGGGCTCGGACGGGATCGCTGTCACCTACTCTCTGGCCAACGCCACGACGCTGCCGTCTGGCCTGACGCTGAACGCCAACACCGGCGTCATCACCGGCACCATGCCTATCGTGTCGAACACCACGACGACGACGTTCGATGTCACCGCGAACAGCGTCGAAGGTGCATCGTCGCGCACATTCTCGATCACCGACACTTTCGTTCCGGCTGGCAAGCCGATCTGGGAAACGCCCGCTTCGCTTTCGTTCAACGAACACACGGTCACGAGCTACGCGCTCTATGCGACCAACAACAACGATTCGGTTTACTACGCCAACACGTCTCTGCTGGTTGATTTCACGAACACGATTCAAGACGCCAGCCCGCTGAACCAAAGCCTGACTTTGCAGGCCATGTCGATTTCGAACACGGTCACGAAATTCGGCAACACGGGTGCGTTCAGCATCGGTGCAATCGACAACGGTGGCTCGGCCATTCAGATGTCGAATTCCACTGTGAACTTCGGCACTGGTGATTTCACCATTGAAATGTTCTACAACCAAGCGAACGCTGCTTCGTTCAACAACAATGGAACATTCCAAAACCTGTATTCGCAGCGCGAATCTTCGTTCAGCAACTTCTCTCTGGGTCTGCTGAATGCGAACACTATCGTTGTCAACTACAATGCATCGAACATTCTGACGTATACGACTGCGTCGCTGCCGATCAATACTTGGCGTCACGTTGCTATCAGCCGCGTCGGCGGCACGCTGCGCATGTTTGTGGACGGCGCGAACGTCGCTTCGACTGCATTCACCAGTTCGCTCACCGCAAACAACCCGCCGCGCATCGGCTCGGACTTCATCGGTTTCAACACCGCGTTCTCCGGCTACATGGACAACATTCGCATCACGAAGGCGGGACGTTATGCGACCGACTTCACTCCACAGAGCGCGGACGTGGACAGCAATGGCATCGTCTACAGCCTGACTTCGGGCTCGCTGCCGAGCGGTCTGTCTCTGGCCAACACCGGTATCATCTCGGGCACGACATCGGGTGTCACGAACACCGCGACATCCAGCTTCACGGTCAACGCGGTGTCTCAGTTCGGCACGTTCGCGACCCGTGCGTTCACCGCAAATGTTGTGAACATTCCGGCTGCTCCGGTTTGGAACACCTCGAACGCCGCGCCGCTGTTCACGCAGAACGAAAAGACTGTGGTCAACACGGTCGTTTCGGCTTCTGGCGCCGACGGCATCACGGTCACCTACAGCCTCGCATCGGGTGCTCTGCCGTCGGGTGTCAGCCTGTTGTCCAACGGCCGCGTCACCGGCAGCCTGCCGGGCATCACTTCGAACACTGCCTATAGCTTCACGATCAACGCAGTGACGAGCGAAGGCTTTGCGACCCGCGCGTTCACCGCCAACTCGATCAACGTCCCGACCGCCCCGGTTTGGAACACCGCCAATGGCAGCACGCTCTTCACGGGCTCTGCAAACGCAGTTTCCTACCAGCTTTCGGCGACCGGCTCGGATGGCATCTCGGTCACCTATACGCTGGCGAACGCAACTGCTCTGCCGACCACGCTGGCTCTGCAAAGCAACGGTCTTATCACCGGCACTCTGGACGCTGTAGTCACCAACACCACGACCACGTTCGATGTTGCGGCGAGCACTGCCGAAGGCAACACCAACGCCACCTTCTCGATCATCAACATTCGCCCGGTCGCGGCGCCGGTCTGGACAACCCCGGCTGGCTCTCTGGGCTCGGGCGCGGAAAGCACCGTCTTCTCGAACACGGTTGTCGCCACCCAAGCCTACGGCCAGACCGTCACCTACACCCTCGCGAACGGTTCGGCTCTGCCGAGCGGCCTGACGCTGAACGGGAACTCCGGTCTTATCACCGGCACCCTGCCGCGCGTCACCGCAAACACGACGACGAGCTTCACGGTCAATGCTACGGCGACTGACGGCACGGTCTCGCGCACGTTCTCGATCACCGATACGAACGCCAACGCTGCCCCGGTTTGGAACACCAACTCTGGCACGATTATTTCCGGCAACGAGAGCGCTGCGGTTAGCACCACGCTTTCGGCTACGGGTTCGGACGGCGTCTCGGTCACCTACTCGCTGACCAATTCCACGTCTCTGCCGAGCGGTCTGACTCTGCTGTCCAACGGTTACGTCTTCGGCTCCCTGCCGCGCGTCACCGCCAACACGACGACGAACGTCACGGTCAATGCGGTCACGGCCGAAGGCTTTGTCACTCGTGACTTCTCCATTGTCGATCTCAACGTAGCTGCTGCTCCGACATGGACCACCCCGACGGGTTCGCTGGGTTCGTATCAGTCCAACATTTCCGTCTCGACTGCTGTGGCCGCTGTTGGTTCTGACGGCATCACGGTCACCTATTCGGTCACCTCTGGTTCGCTGCCGGGCGGTGTGTCGCTGAACGCCAACTCGGGCGCCATCACTGGCACCATGCCGACCGTGGGCGTCGATACGACTTACAACTTCGACATCACGGCGTCTTCGACCGAAGGAAGCACGGCACGTTCGTTCTCGTTGACTGCAACCTTCGTTGCCGCAGCAGTTCCGAGCGATCCTTTTGCCGCCAACGTGGCGTTGCTGGTTCAAGGCGAATTCCTCGGAGACGCGGAGAACCGTGCATACAACTACAACAACGTGGTCATCGACTATGGCAATGTGAAATATGGCACGGGATCGCTCTACTTCACGCGCACGAACACATCGTATCTGCAACTCGTCGCAAACGACACGTCGCTCGATCTGCCGTTCGACTTCACCATCGAAGGCTGGATTTTCATCCCGTCGTTGCCGACCGGTGAAAACGGATTCCTGCTGACCCGTGGCGGTGGCTGGGGACGTGGTTTCGATGGCTACTCGATCCAACTTACCCCGAGCGGAACGCTTGGTTTCTACGCCTCGTCCGCATCCGCGAGCTACGATCTCTTCAACGGCACCTCGCTTGGTGTTCCGGCACTGAACCAATGGAACCACTTCGCAGTCACGCGTAACGGATCGTCTTCCGGCGTCGCAGGAACGTGGAGTTTCTATCTGAACGGCAGCCAAACCAACGTCAACACAACGACGACCGGCAGCCCGTTCTCTAACCCCTTCCCGATGACCATTGGCAACGACGGCAACCCGCTGGTCGCAGTCTCCAATGGGCAACCGCGTGGCTTCACCGGTTGGGTGGACGACATCCGCATCACCAAGGGTTCGGCTCGCTACACGGGCACGACCTACACGATGCCGAGTTTCTCTTTCGCGACCTACACCGCGAAGGATGTCACGCAAGGCACTGCGGTTTCGAACGCCAACGTCGCGGTCGCGAACGCCACCAACTACACCTTCGTTGGCGGTCGGATGCTGACCGGTGCGACGCTGCTCGCCAACGGCGTCATCACGGGAACCGCAACGACGACCAACCAATCGAACGCAGTCGTTCTGCGCGCGATGGCCAACGGTGTCGCAACGGACAAGCGCTTCATCTACCGCACAAACGCCTCCACGGCTCCGTCGTGGATCACAGCCAATACCGTCATCGTTGCGAATTCCGCAGCCATGTATCAACTGGAAGCAATTGATCCTACCGGCGGCACAGTTGTCTATACGGTCAATACTGGTTCCCTTCCGGCTGGTTTGTCTCTAGCCAGCAACGGTCTCATCTCGGGTGTTTCTACGGTTCCGTCCAATACTTCGAACGTCGTAACTATTTCTGCAATGAACAGCGGCAACGTTACGCGCAACCAAACGATTACCTTCGTCACTGGTGGCGCGGCCGACCCGTATTGGTCAAACGTCGTGGCATTGCTGAATGGTCAATCGGGCAGCACATCGGAAATTCTGTCTGGTTACAGTCAGAAGACCATGATGATTAACAACGATGGATCGTTCGGCGATCTCAACGTTCGTGCAAACTCGGCATTGGCCAAATACGGCACGTTCAGCTACGCGATGGACGGCACCCAAGCAGGCACGGGCTGGAACTCCCCGACCAATCCCCCGAACGTCAACTTTGGCACGGGCGATTTCACTTTCGAACTTTGGGTCTACATCAAGGGCTTCAACGCTGCCGCAACTCAGGGCCGCGTGACGCTCATCCGTCTGGCTGAAAATGGCTCGAACGGCAGCGGCTTTACTTGGTGGCTGAACGGTAACCTCGGTAACCAGAACTCCACCACCATCGTTTCGTCGTCTCTGGACCTCTACGGCGGTTTCGCGGGCACGGCTGGATATACGTTCGGCACGCCAGTCACCTTCAATTCTTGGAACCACTTCGCGTGGACTCGCCAAGGATCGGTCGGCCGCCTCTTCCTGAACGGCGTCCAATATGGTGGCGACATCAACCACGGAACGTCGGCTCTAAATCCCAGCATCAACGCGCTGTGGAGCTTCGGTTCGTCGAACGGTGGCGCGAGCGCCGTGGGCGCCCTGAACGGCTACATGACCGACATTCGTGTTACGAAGGGTGTCGCTCGCTATACCTCGGCCTTCACTCCCCCGACGGCCGCTCTGGTGCCGGTCCAAGACACGACTCCGCAGTGGGTTACTGCTGCCGGTCAGCTTGTTTCGGTCGGCAACACCGACGCCATCAACACGTCAGTCAGCGCGACAACGATCAACGGTGCTCTGGTTTCCTACGCTGTTACGAGCGGGGCGCTTCCGAGCGGGGTCACGCTCAACGCCAACACTGGTGTTATCACCGGAACTACCCCGTCCGTTGGCAGCCCGACAACCTACAACTTTACGATTACCGCGACCTCGACGGGTGGTTCCTCGGGCCGCGCCTTCAGCATCTTTGAATCGAACGCGGCGGTCTACGACATGCTCGCAGTCGGCGGTGGTGGTGGTGGTGGCTATTCGTCCGGCGGCGGCGGCGGTGGCGGCGAAGTCCGTCAGACCTTCGGCGTCAATCTGGCGGTCTCCAACTACACGGTTACCATCGGTGCGGCCGGTGCACCGTTCGATGCGAACGGCGCCGCTGTTTACCAGATCAATGGTAACTCGGGCACCAACAGTAGCGTCGTCAGCAGCAACACCACAGTGGTTTGGTCCGCAGGTTACGGTGGTGGTGGCGCATCTTACGACAACAGCAACAACGCCCTCGGCCACGGCTCGAACGCCATCGGTGGTGGTGGTGGCGCTGGTGGTAACGGCGGCGCCTTGGGTGGTCTCAGCTTCGGCTCTGGTTTCCCCGGTGCTGCTGCTGTTAACGCCGCCGGTGGCGGTGGTGGCGGTGCTGGCGCGGCTGGTATCTCCGCTGGCGCCGGTGGTGCGGGTCTCCCGAGCCTTTTGGCGAACGGCACGATCATCTACTACGGTGGTGGTGGTGGCGCGAACGGCAATCCGCCGGGCGCGGGCGGCCTCGGTGGCGGTGGCGCTGGTGGTAACACCACGACTACTGCGCTCGGTGTCAACGCTGTCGTCAACTCCGGCGGTGGTGGCGGCGGCGGTGGCTTCCTCGGCACCCCCAAGCGTGGTGGTTTCGGCGCCAACGGTGTCGTCGCGCTTCGCTATCAGGGCACCCCGAAAGTCGGCACCGGCTCGAACAGCACGACGACGACGTATACGCTCAACAGCATCACCTACACGTCGCACGTCTTCACTGCGAACTCCGGCTTCTCTCTGCCGTTGACGAGTGATCCGCTCTGGTCGAACGTCGCGCTGCTTGTGAACGCCGAGTCTGGCGCAACTGGAAACGCCGCACTCACCGGCATGACCGCAAACACGATCACGATGTTCCCGAACCAATCGAACGTCTCGATTGTCTCTGGTGGATCGGCGAAGTTCGGCACCTATGCGCTGAGCTTCCCCGGCAACCAACCGGCTGGCAGCAACGACCTCGCAAACGCGGCGGCCTACGCTTCGTATGTCGCAAACGCACCGGTCGGCACGAACCTGAATACGTTGCCGTGGACGCTGGAAGGCTGGTTCTACGTTACCGACACTACGGTCAACCAGAATGGTCCGGGCCAAGGAAATCCGGGTTGGAACTCGCCTCTGGTCAGCCTCGACTACTCGCTGGACTGGAAGTTGGTCGCTGGCGCACAACACGCGGCTCCGTCGGCCATGGGCTTCCAAGCCATTGCCGGTGGTTCTACCCAAGCCGTGACTTCGTGGGCCTGTGCGACTTCGTTCAACACTTGGTATCACCTGTGCTTGCAACGTTCTGGAAACACCCTCTACGCCTTCCAAAACGGTGTCCTACTCGGAACGTTTGCTCTCCCGGCCAACTACAGCTTCGAGTATAACGGAAACCTGCACTGGAACCTCGGTGGCGTCAGCGCGGCGTCGGGCTACAACGCAGCGTATGCCGGACGAATGGATGACGTGCGCATCACGGTGGGCAACGCCCGTTACTCACTGACGGGCTTCATCCCGCCGGGTAAGGCTCCGACCCAGTAAACAACATCAACTCCCCGATTTCGGTCGGGGAGTTGAGCTAGTTGTAGATTCCAACATCCCAGCGCCAGAGATACCCACCGACGCGGCCGGTTTCGTTCATCTCGTTGATATAGGCGGTGGCGATGGAGCACGGGTGCTTGACTGCGACCGAGCTTCTTTCTTTCCGCGTGTCCCATCCTTCGACGGTCAGTAGAGCCAGCAGGCGATTGCGGATGTCGAGCAGCACTTCGTAGTCATCGCCCTCGACGATGATCGCGTGCTTGTTCACGCTATAGCGTTGGCCTAGCGGATCATCATGCATGGCCACATCGGCGTCACCGATGATCTCACGCATTTTGCCCCACAACCGGCGGTTCAGCTTTTTTCTCTGTGCTTCAGACATATCAACTTTCTACCATGCAACTTTGGTTGACCAAACCAAAAAGTCAGGTAGTTTGGCGGAAATAGTCACAAGGGAGCGCATATGGAAGTCGGAACGCGGGTCAAACTTACCGCTTTGCAGAAGACCTTCAACGGCGCCTGCGCCAAGCCTCCCCACGTCGGCCTGACCGGCGTGGTCGTGAGCGACTCCTTCACCCCGGCGGGCAAGACAGCCGTTGAGTTCGACAGCTTCAAGCTCGGCTATCTCGACGCTGAACCGATCACCTACTACATCGAGAACGATACCATGGAAGCGTGGACCGTGCTGGACGAATACGTCCGCCTCGCCATGTTTTCCTATCCCATGCTTCACCCGAACCGGATGGCCGTGCTCCGGCACTCGTTCCTCGTCAACGGCAACGGCGTAGGCTTCGGCGCGGACGGCAAGCTGCCGACCGCCCAATACGAAACGTCCATGCAATACGACGATCTGGACGAACGGCTCGCCGAATACACCACCGGCTCGTTCAGCAAGCTCGGCGGGACGATCCTCGAAGGGATGAAGGCCGAACTCGCCGCCGAGCGCGCTGAGCGCCAGCGCAAGGAAGCCAACATCTACGAACTGGCCTGCGCCAGCACCGCCGACGTGAAGTTCGGCGACGGTGGCTACTACGAGAAGGCCGCCAACCTCGTCTCCCATGTGAAGGGCGGCTACCTGACCATCAACCGGATGCCGAAGAAGGTGGAGCGTTCGTGCTTCAACGGCGCTCTGGAAGTGCTGGACGCCGTGGCGCGAAGCACCGCCGCCGATGATCCGGCGTTGGCCGAACTGCTGCAATTCCGCGCCGACCTGATCGCCCGCCACGAAGTCTTCAGCGAAGGTCCGGTCGCCCCGGCGGCCCCGAGGGTTGTCGAGCCCATCGCGGAGACCGCCAAGATCATGCTGCGCGAATCCAATCCGTGCGGCTACGTCTGCGTCCTGATCGACGGCAAGGAAACCCGGCGCTTCAGCGAGTATCGCTCGGCGGCCGAGCACGTCCAACGTGCCTACGGCCTGTCCGATGGCGAACTGATGGAACTCTACCACGACTACAAAGCCGACTACGAAAACGAGGATTGATCCATGGCCAGCAACGACATCAAGCAAATCCTGACGGATCAATATCGCACCGCGACCGCCTATCCCGATGACTGGAAGCGACTGTCGAAGAAGGTCTACAAGGCCGCCAGCGGCAAGATCGAAGTCCGGGTGTTCGGCAGCGATATCCTCAAGATCGAAGTCGTGACCATCGAGTATGACGGCAAGGTCGGCATCGTCGAGACCGAAGCTGCGCTGGTGGCGTTCGCCGTCAGCTTGGGTGATTCTCCGGCGGATGCCGCCGCGAAGGTCGCGGCTCTCGGTCTGACGTTCGGCGGTGCGGCTCCCACCACCGCTTCGGCTCCCGTGGCCGCCAAGGCGCCAGCCGCGCCCAAGGCTCCGAAGGCCCCGGCTGCCCCGAACAAGAAAGCCCTGATGAAGAAGGGCACCAAGTGGCGCGTCACGCAAGACTGCGTCATCCACGGCTGGGTGGACAACCCCGCCTACTACGCCGAGATGCGACGCCTCGACGCCGCGCGCATCAGCGGCCAACCGCGCGTGGACGCCCTCCAAAAGGTCGGCAAGAGCATGAAGGTCGTCGTCGCCAAGCTGAAGGCGGACACGATCCTGACGGTCTCCGGCAAGCTGGTTGCGGACTTGGACAATAGTGTGTGGTTCAACGGCGGCCAGAAGACCGAAGGCAACGGCCACGGCGTGCCCTTCACGCTCAAGCTCGGCGCCAACGAGTTCCTCAACGCCAAGGTCCACAAGCCGGTGTTCCCCGGCCATCAGCCCTATCTTCAGCCGGGCGAAGCGATCATCACCGGCGATGATGTGACCGCCGTGCTCGGCTACAAATTCATCGAACCGTTCGTCGAACTCGAAGGCGAAGCGGCCGAGCAGTTCATCTACCTGCTGCGCAACAAGGATACCGGCCTCTTCTACCGGATGCCGCGTCACGAGGCTCGCCACCATGTGGTGAACCCGGCCTACGAAGCGCACCGCCGCGAGCGCGAAAAGATCACCGGCCCGCATGGTCCGGGCTTCAACATGCAGGCGGGCTACGACTGGGACGAAACCCATCCGACGCCGAGCTACGGTGGCCGCAAAATCCGCCCCGGCGTGAAGCCGGAGGATTGCTTCGAGTGGGAGGCCAAGCCGACCAAGGCGAAGCAATATCCCGACATGGGCAAGATGAAGGCGTCCATCCTGACGTTCGTCGGCTATCACAACGGCCTCGAAGAAGGTGCGGGCGAAGGCTGGTTCAACGAGACCATCGACCGCGATGACGACGAGGGCTTCCCCTTCCTGCCCGGCTTCGAAGCCGTGAAGATGGAAAAGTTTTCCAAGAAGGAAGTCGAGATCATCGACCTTCAGGGCTGGTATGATCGGACCATCCGGCTGCGGCGGATCACCGCGAACTTCGGTTCCTCGGTTCGCAACCTCTACAACAAGCTGGACAAGGCGGGCGAGATCGACTCGTGGCCCTACGTCGTCGTGTTCAGGAGCGGCAAGAAGGATCGCTGGGACGACCGCACGGCCGATCTCACGCCCGAGCAAACGGCGGCCATCGACGACACCATCGTGCAACTCGGTGGTTCGCCGAAGAAGCTGAAGCGCGTCAAGGCCGTCGGTAGCCTTGCCGTCGCCGTGGACAGCCTGTCCTTCGGTTTCGGGCTGAAGATGGGCGCCGAAGACACGCCGTCGGCCATCATCGAACTGAAGACGATGCAGGAGATGGTTCAGGAATGAACCTCTTCGGCGACACCCCCGATGGCTGGGAGCCGACGGGTGATCCGATATTTTGGATGACGACCAACCACGACTATACGGTGGTCGAGCATCTGACGGGGTGGGTCATCCGTGACCCGCAGGGTGTCACCGTGCCACGTCGCTTCTTCAAGACCGCCGGGGCAGCTTGCCGGTCGGCAAACGATCTGGGATTTGGGTAATGGGCACCGTCTACTCCCTCTATAAGGCTGACCATCCCGAGAGCTACGAACTCGGGAAGGGCGAGTGGTTTCCGATCTGCAAGGATCGGAACTTTGTGATCTTCAAGATGAACGACCTGTGGTCGCTGGAAGCCCTCACCAAGTTCGTCCGCAAGGCGCTGTCGGTCCAAGGCGGCATCACGGTGCGCGAGGCTCGCGCCACGGCGCAACACATCCTCGACTGGTGCGGCGATGAGAGGATCGTGATGATCCCCGACAGCTTCGACGAGCGTGAGGAAATGAAGACGCTCGGCATCAAGATGCGGAAGCGTCACCAAGAGGTGGGTTCCCGTTGGGACATCTACACGGCCGCCAGCGGGCCGCTCGAAATGAACGCTCGCGAGAAAGCTGAAAGCGACAAGCTCGCTCAGCAGGTCTGGAAAGAACAGAACGACATGATGATGGACGCCGTGGGCCATGCATTGGTCGCCAAGGCGAAGCAGACATTCGGTCTGAAATGACCTTCCGCGCCGACATGATCGAGAAGGCCATCCACGGCACGCCGTTCCAGACGGTGATGACGGTTTCCGAGCGCGTGTTCGTGCTCGGCAAGATCATCACGCGCTACCCGAATACCGTCACGGCGTTGGAAATCATGGGGATGGTGTTCGCTTACGAAGAGCAAACAAAGCCGCGTGGCTATCAGATGGCCAAGGTTCACTTCCTTCGTGGGGTGGATTGGGAAACCAAGATGACCACGTTGATGTTCCAGCCGGAGTTCGACAATGAGGGCTCGTGGCCCAGCCGTCGCGTCTACAAGAACGTGCCGCCCTATGTCGTGCGTTGGGGCAAGGAGAGATTTCTCGAAGTCACCGACGTTGATTTCTCCGGCAACGACGACACGTTCAAGGCCAACATGCTCTACGCCAAAATGATCGGCGCCGATCTGGAAGATTGGCAAGGAACAGTTGACGCCCTGACCTGATCTTCCTTATATTGGGGAAGGTAGGACGTATTGGTGCCGGAAGGCCGTGATCGCAGCGGGTGGGTTCGATTCCCACCACGTCACCGGGGACGCTCGGAACTACCGCTTACGGTTCGCGCTTGGCAAGTTCGTGACGGACGCCAAGGCTCCAAAACATACTTGAGTCCTTCGGGCCGCTCTGGACCGGCACCCAGCCATGGGGGCCTTTTACGTTCACTTCCCACCAAAGTTCCTTCTTACCGAAGGGATTGCGTTTCGGGACAATGACGATGTTGTCGGCAAATTGAAGCGGTTCCGGCAACTTGCCCTCAGTGAGGGTTTGACCGGCGAGAGTTTGAAGGCGGCTGAGATCGTCCATCATCTATTTATTGACCCAGCAGTTCTGGTTGACTAAATCTCAATTGTCCGCCGCGTGCTCAATGGAGGCGTGGGCTCGGACGCTCGGTCGGCTTTCGCGTAAGCTGACCCGAGGATAAAGATCACGCCGTCGCTTTCGTCCGGCCGGGTTGGATTCCCGGTGATGAACCCTTCCGGGGGATTAAGAGCGGCGGCGTTTATCCCACAGTTCCCAAGTGCTGGGTTTTGTGGGATAAATATAGACTTTGACGCCTTAGCAAACAGGAGACTAGGCATATGTGGGACGTAAGAAGCTAACGAAGACCTTCGATCATCGCACCGAAGAGTCCTCGATCTATGAGAATTGGGAGACCAGCGGTGCATTCGCCCCTCGCGGCGACGGTCCTGCTTATTTTCTCCCGATGCCACCGCCGAACATCACCGGCATCTTGCACATGGGGCACGCACTCTTCGCGACCCTGCAAGACATTTCCACCCGCTACCATCGAATGAAGGGCGACTGCACATTATGGCTGCCCGGCACCGACCATGCGGGCTTGGCCACGCAGGACAAACTTGACGCGCTCATGATCGAGCAAGGTCTCGATCCGCTGGGTGATGAGTTCGACGCCTTCGCGGCCGACTACAAGGCCAACCTCAAAGGCACCATCACCGGCCAGCTTCGAAGCTGCGGCACCAGTTGCGATTGGTCCCGCGAGACCTTCACGCTGGACGACCGCTATTCCACGGCGGTTGTCACGGCCCTGAAGCGGGCCGCCGCCGCCGATATGCTCTATCAAGCCGACGGCCAATGGTGGCTGGACATGCGGGCTCTGGCGGCCCGTTTGGTCGCGTCCCTTGACGCGGGTGAGATGACCATCATCCCGGCCGGACAGGAGGGCACGCTCCGCAACTTCATCGAAAAGATCGAGCCGTGGTGCATTAGCCGTCAAATCCGTTGGGGCCATCGTCTCCCGATCTGGACGAACGATTTGTCAGAAAAACGTATACAAATTTCGGACAAATCTCCCGGCGAGGGATGGACACAGGAAGGCGGCTGCTTGGACACATGGTTCTCGTCGGCCCTCTGGCCCTTCGCCACGCTTGGCTGGCCGGAGGACACCGAGGACATGCGTCGCTTCTATCCGGCGGCCATGATCGAGACGGCCGATGACATCCTGTTCTTCTGGTGCGCCCGGATGCTCATGATGGGTCTGCTGCTCACTGATCGCCTGCCCTTCGACACGATTTTCCTGCACGGGATCATCCGCGACAAATTCGGAAAGAAAATGTCGAAGTCAGCGGGCAACGGCATCGACCCGCTCGACATCATCGAGCGCCACGGATGCGACAGCATGAGGTTCGCGCTGGCCGAAGCTGCCACGCCCGGACAGGACATGCGCATGTGGGACGACAAGTTTCAGGCGGGCAAAGCGCTCCGCACGAAGCTGTGGAATGCCGCTCGCTATTCTCTGGCCCACTACGAACGGCTGGGAAGCCCGCAGGAGCCCTTTAGGCCCTCGAAGCACTACGACGACCTAGAGATGTCAAAGCGGCTCACAGCGGCTCACAGGGCCGCTACAGAGGCATTTGACGAGTTACGTTACCACGAGGGTGCACAGATCATCAGAAAGTTCATCTTTGATGACTTGTGCGGGTGGTATATCGAGGCCACGAAGAGCCGTCTCTACGACGATGACGACATGGGAGCACTCAACACGCTCATGTGGGCTCTTGATGGGACGCTGCGGTTGCTTCACCCGATCATGCCGTTCGTCACGGAGCGCATTCGGGAGGCATATTCTCCGATTCCGCTCATCACCGACCGGTGGTGAACTTTCCTGTGGATTGTCACAGAACCGTGGGTGACAGGCGTGACGAATTCTGCTCGGTTCGTCACGCCATTCCTCGGAGGCGATGATGACCTGCATCTTCTCATCCCGTGACAGACTTATTCGGGCGATCTGGGAGCTACAATTGGACGGAGTGCCGCAGCACGAAATCCGCACGTTTTGCGGACTATCGGTTGACGAGTATCGCGAGGCGCGCGGGGAAGCCTTAGTGACCTTCGAGCCAACGCGGCACGACATCCTTCGCGTCAAGAATCATCATCTTGGTGCGTAGGGGTCGCGCACGTAGAGCACCTTTTCGCTCAAAAACAGTCTGAAGAGTGCGGCATCTTCGGCGGCCGTCATCACGAACGAGCCGCCGTCGTGCCCCTCGTGGAACATCCACGGGGACTTGAGGTTCACCTCGCACCAATCCCACAACCCATGAACCCTGCAACACTCGGCGCCGGTCGCAGTGCGATTGTAGTCGCGCGAGAACAACCGGGCTTCGTAGATGGTCGGATCGTTGAACAGACGGTGTCGAGACAAACCTTCTGCATCGACGCGTTGGGTCATAGCCAGAACAATTTGAAAAGCGCCGCATCCTCTTGACTGGTGGTTTCGAGGGTCGGCTTGAAACTGATCCCTGAATACCAAGGCGATTTGAGATTGTCTACGCACCAATTCCATGCATCGTTGCGCATATAATAACCACCATCGAACTGAGCACCCTCGCATATTTTGAAGGGGAGCAAGACTTCAAAAGTCTGCGTGCCTTTGTTCTTCAGCGCCCACCAGTCATCGGTTGTGCATCTGGCTGAATTTTCAAGCTGGATCGCCATTTCTTAACCATAGCATGGCTAAAGTCTGCCGACCAAAATCTCGTTGACCAAAATACCCGACGTGCTACTGTCCCGAGATGGCTAAGAACACTGGCGAAACGACTATCGAAGACGACGGCGAACTCGGCGCCGCGTCGGAGTATGTCCGCAAGTCGAACGCGGAAATCCGCGAGCTTGCGCTCGCCTGCCGGAGCGGCACCGTGTTCGGTAGCTGGATGATGCACGAATCCGACATGAACCTCCTGCCCAACGTCTTCATGCCGATCCTCTTCATGTCGGACATTCAGCGCAAGGCGCTGGTTCGCGACGAGGTGATCCATTTCTACGGCATGATTGCCGATGCGGCGCCGCGCGCCATCAACGGGATGCCCATCTTCTTCGGAATGCGGATGCTGAACAAAGAAGACACTCAGCGGCTCAGCGCCGCGATGAAGGCCCTCGACGCCTTCATGTCCGACGACGAAGTGGGGGCCTGACCGTGGCGACGACTCTGCTGACCGACGAAGAATGGCGGGCGATCAAGCCGCCCTTCGTCTACATGCGCGTGAAGAATTCTAGCTGGCAGTCGGTCCATCGTCAGATGATCGTCAAGTGGCTCGAAGAACACTGCGGTGCGGGTTTCGTCTACTGGGACAAAATCGACACCTACGTCTTCGGATCGCCGGGCGACAAGCTGATGTTCAAAATGTGGATCAAGAGCGATCCCTTTTCTGAAGATGACGGTGAGATCGAAAGTGCGTGATGAGGCTCTGTTCGAGATTCTCGATCAGATCATCACTCGCGTCTACTACCACGCGGATGGCATCGTCCCGTTCTATGGTAGCATCGGAACCATAGGCGACCTTCGTTTTCATTTTCGGCGTCATAGCGATGGGCCTATCCATCGCTTGACACGCTGGCCAAGCACCGATTGGCAAGTGGTCTTCGAGATGGACTTTCTTGAATTTGTTCGCACACGGAAGCCGTCGGTTTCCCATCTCCGCGAGATCGAAGGACCGGAATCCTTCATGCGCGACATGATCTACGCGAAGATGGTGATCTCCGGTGAGTGAGCGCGAAGAACTCTTGCAGGTCTGGCGGAAGGCGCGAGTCGCAAAGCCTCTGCGGGCGTTCGCCAACTTCCTCATCGTCAAGGACAATGAGGACGTGAACGCGATCTCGCACATCTGCGCCATCTCCGAAGACAAAGAGCAAGGGTTCGCCGATTTCATGGCCCTGCGAGCCAGCGAGATCAAAAGCCCCTACCACAACCCCTACTTTCGGGTGCGGGGCGACTCGGAACTGATGCTGGTCCGCCTCCTGATTCCGGTGATGCGGGCGTGGGACTTCAAGACCGGCAAGAAGGTGATTACCTCGTGAGCAACATCAGCCGCACCAACATCTGCTGGAAAATTCGCGACACCGAAACCGGATTTTTCTGGAACGGTTATAGCCACCGATGCAACCACGAAATCGGAACTCGCTTTGATCGGCGTTCCGCGCTCGATGACACCATCAAGCATCTTTGGCGCGTCGGGGGCCGCGATCCGGGCAGGGGCTTCCCGTTGACGTGGGAGGTGGTCGAAGTCCAACTCAGCGAGGCTGAGCGGGAAATCATGTCCGGCCCCGACGCTATCGTGGACCTGCAAATTGAAGAGCACATGGGCAATATCGTCACCCAACGCTTTTCGGCCGGTGGGCGGGAAGTTGCTTCGGGGTGGAAGCTCTTCCGGCGCCTGCGGCGTCAGCATGAATTCGATCAATGGGCTTGCATCGGGCTGCGGAACAAAAAGTTCCAGCGGTGGAACGACGTGAAGGCCACGATGAAGCCGCTCGGGATCGACACTGTCGCCCGCTGCGAGAACAACGAGAACGGCTGGATTCTCTTCAAAGATTCCGAGGCCGCGACCATGGCGCGCATGGCCGACATGCTCAAGGGCGTCGGCGAAGTGGAAGAGCTTCGCGTGGCGTTCGCCCAAGCCATCGGCATTCCGTTGGAGCGCATCTGATGAAGGCGCTGGACGAAGACGGCAACTTCAAGCCTCGGAGGCCCCGCCCCTACAAGGTCGAGCGGAAGCCGAACTCGGCCATGTTCAAGCTGCGCGACCCGAAGACGAAATTGTTCTGGGGACATTCGCGTGCCGACAACCCATGCTTCAACACCACCGGCAAGCACTGGGGCACCCGCAAATCCGCCATGCGGAACTGGGGCGACTATCAGTATCAGCGCATCCTCTTGGAGGATGGCAAGCCGGACCTTGAACTCATTGAGTTCGAAGTGGCTGTCGTCGAGCAAGGGCGCAGTGCGATCAATGGTATCGACCTGACGTTGGCAGCAAAGGTTGCGGCCGTGCTGGGTAGCAAGGCTGGTCGATATTCGCTGGATACATTCCTCAGAGATGTCGCGGTGAAGACCAAGTTCAAGGCTGCCTACGTCATCGAAGCGGAGATGGAACCGACCGATATCGCGTCGCTTCCGATCCCCGACAGCATTAAGTTCCAAGCACACATGCACGACTGGGGTGGTGGCTTTAGTGGACCCAAAACTGCACATTTGCTTATCGCCCTGAAATCGCTTACTGACTTCACGTTCGTGAAGATGGCACTGAGCGAGAATATTGTTGCCATCTACGACATCAGTGAGATCATCGCCCAATATGATGCGGGCGTGCGCGCCAAGGAGGGCAAGTTTTGACAACTCAAATTCCATTTGGCGCAGCCAACCCTTACCCCGACATGCGGCTCTACAAATTCGTGGACGAGGCCACGGGGCTGTTCTGGACCGGCGATCTCAAGGGTCCGTCGGAGAAGCTCTTCAACCAGCGCGGGATCGAGTATCGTTCGGCCAAGGCGGCTGACGAGGCGTTCCGCAACTACGAGATCACCCGCGTCGGGGAGCCCAAGATGGCGCTGCCCGAAGTGAAGATGCTGGTTTTCCGCATCGACCTGATCGAGATCGAGCGCAAGCCGTTCTCATCGGCGCCGGACACTATGCGGCTGACCCGCTTCGCCATCTCGTTTGGCAAGCAAGATCGCCTGACCGGCTTCGTCCGCACGCTGTCGGAACGCAGTCAGCGCGACTTCATGGAGTTCCGCTTCATCGTGCAGCGCGCGCCGCGCGCCGAGGTGGACGCCACTCCGCTGCAAAATGCGGTCATCTCGTCGCGCAAGAGCGGCAAGAAGTTCATCGCCATTCGCTCCGATGCGGACCTGATGTATCTGCGCATGGCGCTGGGCGAGGGTTTCGTCACGGCCTACGATCTGGACACCGGAGAAAAAGTGTGAGGGGACCGACCGTCGTCAACAAGCCGAAAACCATGTCGGATTGGTTCCGTGACCGGACCACCGAGGCCCTGATCGGGCTTCGGAAGTCTGTTGCCGGTGACACCCTTCGGGAGATCAACGACGAGATCGCTCGGCGCGAGAAGTCCGCCGACTTCCAGCGGTCGCGGCTCGATGTATATTGATTCCCTAGACTACGAAGGCTGGCGGGGCGCCAGCTTCAGGCTGAAATTCTCCCGAGGCGTGAATGCCTTGGTGGGGATGAACGGCTGCGGGAAAACCAACACCCTCGAACTGATCGCGATCCTCGCGGGCCACCGTCAGGCGTCCCAATTGCTGCGCGAGGGCGATGAACTGAAATATGCCCGGATCGTCCTCTTCCACAACTCCGGCAGCCTGCACGACGACATGCATGTGCTCACGCTGGGCAATGGTCTCGACCATGAGAAGATCGCGGAATTCAAGGACCGGTTGCCCGTCCGGCCGAGTTTCATCCTGCAACAGGACAGCCTTCGCGACGACCGTTTCGTCACCGAACGGCGCGAGCCTGTTGAATGTCAGGAAAGCATGTTGCGGTGGTTGAAGGATCACGACTTGGGCGTGAACTTTCACATGAAAAACGGCGAGTATGCTTCGCTGCTCGTGAGCGAGACCGGCGCTCAACGCTATCTCTTGACGGTCGGGATGCGCCGGGCTCCCACGGCCACGCCGATGCTGATCGAGCACCCCGAGCGTAGCCTTCACATCATGCTGAAACGGAGGTTGCCGTCGTTCTATCGGGAGACCAAACGGCAACAACTCATCATGACGACACACGACCCGGAAGTTCTGAGCGGTGTGGATAGTGGTGGCTGGTCATCGCACCGGGAATACGAAAACAAAGCCATCGACATGCACGACAAGGCCGTCAAATGGTGACCGTCATTCCGTGGAAGCTGCGGACTGTGGACGAGCCACGATATGAACTCCCGCCGGAGTTCCAATGGATGCTGCCGGTGTCGGCTGGGAGGCATTTTATCATCCACGACCACGGTTCGGCCCCCAGTGATTTTCGTTTGTTCGAACATTGTGCGTCTCCAATCGAAGAAATGAAAATCGACGGCTATACGCGCTATCAGCGGACGCGATTTCACGACATGGGTTTGACCGAGTGGTGCGTGACACCTATCCGATCAAGGAGGACTTCTACTTCTTCAAGATCATCTATAAGATCGAGCGGATATCGCCGGGGCGCCACAGCACGACGTTCATGGCGCACAATTTCAAGAACACCGACGACCTCGTGGTCAAGGCCCACGAGATGATACAGGAGGCGTGCAATGACTGATGTGTTCGCCGACGTGTTCGGGCGCATGAAGCACACGAACTCACTCCTGAAAACCTTTGGATCGCCGCTCTTTTTGTATCTGCACGCGAACGGCGAAACATGCCCGCTCGTTCGTATCGTGGAGACGACGTTTGAGCCACCGCCGTTCATGGGTGGCCTGAAGCCACGCGAACGTGCTCGGATGATTTTCGTTGGGACGATAGATGAGGCTGAGCAGTTCGCGCACGCTTCGATGAGGGAGATGGTCGGTGCGTAAGAGCGAGCTTGCGGCCATCCGGGCTGCAAAATTTGAGGACTTGAACGTTCTTTTCAAAATGTTCGATATCCCGGCATACGCCTACTACAACGAGGGGAAGCCGAACAACGGTGCTGGATGCTGGCGCCCGTATCCTTTCCGCATCGACTCCATCGAGAAGATCAGTGATTCGACCGGCCAGCGGCCGGGTTCGTTGCGCGAGAAGATGACGACCATTCATATGTGCGCCAGTTTGGCCGAGCTTGAGGCCAAGGCGCACAAAATGATCGGCAAGAGTCAGACATGAACCGGTCGGAAATGAGCCGTCGAGCATGGAGGGCGCGTCGTGAACGCGAGGCTCTATTCGATGAACTGAACAGTCTGTTGAAGATGTTCGATCTGCCTCATCTTGTGGGCTACGGCGACGCGCGCCCGGTGGATCATGCCGAGTATCGGTTTCGACTCTACGAGGGCAAAATACCGTTCGCGGTTCATTATGCCCGCGATGCCGAGGGTCTCAGGGAAATCGTGAACCGGTTCATCACGGAGCGGACCTGTGGTTGACTGGGACGAGCAGGCCGAAGACGACGAGATCGCCAAGCTGAATGTCATCCTGAAGATGGCGGGCAAGGCCGGGCGCGTGTTTCGCAACCCGGACGGCCCCGGCTACATCTTTCGTGTCTGGTGGTGCACCGGCCCGGACACCGGGTTCGAGGAAGACGAACTCTATTCGGACGGCTACACCGAGGCTCGGCGCGCATGGCCGCGACTGGCGAGGCGGGTTCACCGGGTGGCCACCGCATACATGGATCGCCATGCCGGGCTCCGCGATGAGCACGCCATCGCGCTCTCCGATGGGCCGCCGAACGTCAAATGGTTCGCGCGCCATTGACCAAATATCCGCCGCCGCATCCCTTCGAATACAACGAGCAGCTTCAGGAGTTGCGGGCGCTGGCGAAAATGTTCGGGCTCAATTACATCATCGGGGCGCACACAACGTGGCCTACTCCCAACACATGGAAGCACAGCTTCTTCGCCGGTGACCTGAACAACTCGAAGCTGGCGGTGCTGACGTGGGACACCTTCGAGGGGCTCGCCGCCTACGTGAAGGCGCTGACCTCCGAAAAAAATCTGGATCGTTGACTAAATAGTATTTGACGGCGGGCTTAACCTCCGGCATAAAGAATCTACTATGACAAACGCACGCACCATTTTCGGAACCGCCAACGCGCCCTTCGGGCGCGATTGCGGCGATATGGGCGGTCGGGGCGAACGAGAACTTCGCGCCGGGATGGTTCGTCATGGTGATTCGACCAGCTTCTAACAGCTAGTCACTCCCCCAAAATCGAAACCGTTCCGGCGACCAGTGGCAATCCCACTGGCCGGACGATTGTCCAACTTCAAATGACAATGGAACCGTAGCTCAGTGGTAGAGCACCGGGTTGTCAGTCCGAAGGTCGCGGGTTCGAATCCCGTCGGTTTCGCCATTTGAAGTATTCCAAGGACTTTGAGCGGTTGTAGCTCAGTGGTAGAGCGACACGTTGCCAACGTGTAGGTCGCGGGTTCGAACCCCGCCAGCCGCTCCAAGTCCTTGGATGTAGACGAACGTCCGAGACAATACCCTCTATGGAGCGTTCGACTATGGGTAAGTCACTAGCCTTTCAAGCTGGGGTAGCGGGTTCGAGCCCCGCACGCTCTACCAATGGACCGTTCGTCTATGGGTAGGACACCACGTTCTCAGCGTGGGGGAAGGGGTTCAAGCCCCCTACGGTCTACCAACTACCCGGCTACGGCCGGTTTGAATTGGATACGCGGGCGTAACTCAGCGGTAGAGTGTCAGCCTTCCAAGCTGTTCGTCGCAGGTTCGATCCCTGTCGCCCGCTCCAATTCCTGTCCGTTTAACCGGACATCAGACCAAAATGTCCGTTTTACCGGACTCATACGGAGCGTTCGTCTATCGGTTAGGACTCTGCGCTTTCCGGCGCGGGAAGAGAGGTTCGATTCCTCTACGTTCCATTCAGTCGTTCAGAGGTTTGCCCCAGCGTTGGAAATTCTCGAACGCCGAACGATCTTCATAATCTTCTGCATCTTCCGGGTCAGGCATCCGGGTATGTTTCATGTTGGCCGGAGCCTCCGACATGAGCTTTTGCATCTGCGCATCCGGCTCACCGCCTTCGTAGCGAGACACACTGTGTCCGCCCGGATTGGCAAAATTCATGGCGAGGTGAGCACGGGCCATTCCATAGGAAGGAAACGGGCCGAAGCAACGGGCCGTGTCGCGCCAATCCCAGCGGTTTCCATAGTCATCTTCGAGCAGCGAATACCAGACGCCGGGTGCGGTCTCAACGAACTCGCACTCAAGTCCGGTGCTCTCATTCAGGATATTCATGGATTCGCGGATGTTCATGCGAGTATTTATGCTTTTGGTTGACGAAAGACCATTCGGTGGTAGCTTCTTCTTAGGCTCAAAAAGGAGTGGCACATGCAGTCGGAGATTTTTGCTCGGGTCGTTGAAGGCGAACCTTCCCTGCTGGAAGTCGCCGCGCGCATCGCTGACCTCTCCGATGAGGCCCTCGAACAGCTTCGGCAGGAAGCCATCCTGTTCGAGATGCCCTGCCATCCGGCGGTGAACTGACATGACTCATATTCGCTTCCTCGATTTCAAAGGGTCGCTCGAAGACCTTTCCCACACAGCCGCCTCGCACTACGACATCGACATGGACGAAGTGCAGAAGCGTCTCAACAAGGTGATCCGGGCCGAATTCAAGGCTATGGGTTTCGTTCTGCCCAAGGGCTCCGCGAAAGAGTCACCGATTTACGATCTCGTAATACAGGTGCGACTCTGATGGTGGACGCCAAATGGATCGTGTGGATCAACTTCGTGCGTGACGCCTACGCCGAAATCCACGACATCGTGCCTCGTCGAAACGCGACCGGCATCCTCGAACGCTATCTGCAAGACCCGCACAACGAGGCGAAGCTTCGTGGGCTGTTCAACTCGGCCACCGGCCACGAAGAGGCCGCCCGTCAGATCGGAGCCCCCAAATGAGCCGCCATCCGAACTCCGAGGGCTGCGCCCTGACCGGCGTGCAGGGCGCGGACCTGATCCGGCGCCCCGGCGACATGCAGCCCATCGGTGAAGTCTACAAGGGCCACGATGGCTGGAAGTCCTATGCGGGCTACAATCTCCCGACCGAATTCTGCGGGACGTGGGACCTGAAGGTTGACGCCATCGCCGCCATCAACAATGCCGACCGGCTTCACAACCGGGGCAGCTATGTTGGGCCTATTTAGAAATCGGTCGCGCCTGCTGGCCGACCGTATCGAAAACCTGTTCCGCTGGTGGCCGAGGGCCGCCGACGGCGAGTATGTCATATCGGCGGGGGACATGTTCCTGACGCCGACCGGCTGGTCATGGGATCGACCGGACGCGATGGTGTTCCGAAGCTACGTTGATGCGGAGAAGGTTCGCCTGAAACTTCTCAGGCGAGATGACAAGCTAGACGGTCTGTTCTCGGTGCGGTTCTATCTGAAGGAGAAGTCATGAGCTACGAACTGCGCCCCACGGGCAAGCGCATCCGCTTCTTGGAAGTGGCCATCGGCAACCCGTTCGCAGCCCACGGCGCGATCTGGGTGCGCACGAGCTATCAGGCCGCGACCAAGCTGGCCTACAGTGGGCTACAAGGCGGCAAGCTGCTGCAACTTCACCATCGACGAGTGCGACGAGTGGGTGGAGTTCGTCAACGTCATCATCGACGGCAACGAGGTGGGCGAGCAATATGGCCCGACCCTGAACCCCGATATCGTCGCGACCCTGCCCGCGCTGTGACCATCAAGCGCCGACAATGGCACCTGTTGCCCGCCAAGTATCACGACACACTGTTCAAGGTGGAGAGCGTGATCTTCGATGGCGACATGCAGAACGGCCCCGACACCATCGGTTATGTCGCGGGGATACGGATCACGGTTCGTGAGACCGACTACAACGCGCGTCGGGGCAGTTGCATCCGGCGCATGTTCTTTCCCGACTGGTCGGCGAAATATGAAATGGAACGCGAGCGCGACGATGGCTACGGCACTCGTTGGCGGCGGATCAATGTCAGCTATCTGGCGACGGACGAATCTATCGTCTTGCGGGACCTGACCTTCGCCAAAATGTCGGCGGAACTGGCTGAACTGGCATGAGAAAGTCCCGCGCCAAGCAGGCGGCTCCAAGCCTCTATCCCGAGAATGTTCCGGGCTACCGCAAACCGACGCCCGTCTTCAAAACGATCAAGGGTGTGCCGGTCGATTTTGTGTTCGAGTTCTGCCAGACGGTGATGACTCGCGGCTCAATCGACCCGGTCTCCGGCGAGGATCGTCACCGCATGTTGATTGATCCGCACCTCTTCACGGTCGGTGGAATCCTGTTCACTGCATTCTATAGCGAGTCGCGCCGGTTCAGAAACTTCACGCTTCTCCATCTCTCTGCCAATGAGTGGACGTGTGAACTGGAACTTCAACACTGGATGATGGGCGGCGAGGATTGCTTCAAGCTGTGGAACAAATACTACACCGTCCATGATTATACCATGGTCGCCAAGCACGCATGGTTGCGCGACGTAACCATCGCGCGTATGCTGACCGACGAATGGAGGTAGGCGATGGCGCAGGACCCTAATCAGGACGTGAGCAACGACGACATCCTAGCGATGCTGGGTGGCGAACTGCTGCCGTCGGATATCGTCGCGCGTCGGGCCGAGAAAAAGCGTCAGAAGGCCATCGGCCGCCGCCAGCGTGAGATCGAGGCCGAGCTTGAGAAGTTCTCCACCGGCAAGCTGCTGAAGATGCGGCATGGCAACGACGATGTCGTCTTCCATGACGGCGAGGAATATCGCCGGGGTCGAGGCGGGGACTATTGCTCCGAGGCCGCCACTCAAGCCGAATACGACGAGCAGCTTGCTCGACGCAACGCGCTCTATGCTGTGCTCTCGCGTCGGCCACACGTTCCCAACAAGATCGAGGGGCACCAAGCCCGCAAGGAAGCAGCCACGCAGCACCACGGCCCCAAGAAGGCCGGTGGCCGTCGCAAGCGGTTCGGTGCAGACGCAACGCCTGTGAAGAAGAGCGCCCGGCGTCTCGAACAGGAAGAGCGCAAGTTCGAGGCGTGGTTCGCCGAAGAGTGCAAGAAGAGTCCGTGGATGGCCCGCAATCCGAATGGCTGGAAGCGGATGTTCATGAGCCGCTATGTCTGACTATCATCCGCTCGACAAAGAGCTTCCCTCGACTGACGTGACGAACGACGAGTTGATGAAAATCCTCGCGGGCGAAATGCTGCCTCGGGACGTGCACTGGAAACGGCGAGACGCCGAACGAAAGAAAATTCACGACGCCGCGTGGGCTGACCTTGCTGGCTATGTCAAGACTATCGACACTCGCTCGCTCCTGCGAGCCCATCGGGATGGCGCCATCCAAGGTTATGCACACATCGGCATCCTCTATGAGGTGAGCTACACCGAGCGGGTCGAGAAGATCATGCGCGCCGAACTGGCTACGCGGGAGCACATTCCGAACAAGGCTGAAGCCAAGGCCAAGCGCCGGGCGGCGGCCACGAAGCACCACGGCCCAAAGAAACGCGCATGACGGTGCCCGCTGTCTCCACACCGATGACGCCCGCCCAGCACGCTCACATCAAAAAAATGTGGGCAAAGATTTTGCTGAACAGCAACTATCGAGCGATGGGGAATAAGCCCACAACGTTTACGCAGCTTTACGGCAGTGGCTTTGGACCCACCATCGACAACCGCCCCGACGTGATGGAATACACCAACGAGACCGGCTACTCCATGTTCATCCTCAAGGCCGAGGCCGACGTTCCGTCACCCCGCGCGCAGGAAGCCTTGGACTGGCTCGAAAAGAGCGGCTTGACTCATACGCGGCAAGACCAAATCATTCGCAATTGCGTCTGGGTGGCTTTCGGTAGACGAGAAGACGCGGCTCTGTTCAAACTGTTCTGGCTCTGAGGGAGAAAAATATCCGATGCGAGATCGCGGCCTCATTCATTTCAACCATCTGCCTTTGCTCAGCGCGTGGGCGCAGGAACGCGGATGGAAGGAAGAGCCGGTCAAAGACCTCTACGAAGTTCTGCGGTTGCGGAACGGCAAGCAATGCGCCATCTTCCACAAGAAGCACGCCGCGCATGAGCATGTGACCGTGTGGGGCGACAGCGAGAAACTCGGCCGCCAGTTCATTCGTTGGCTGGCCGAACAGCCGGTCCAGCAGGAAGCTGTTTCGTAAACGATATTGACGACCAATGCGGTCGTGCGTAGGTTGATTCCATGAGCGACCTGAACGACCGCATCCACGGCTGGTTGGACGACCACGAACTTCTGAAGTTCCTGTTGGTGATGTGCATCGCCATGGGCCTCAGCGTCTTCGAAACGTCGTGGATGATCCAGCACGCCAGATGGGCGCTGATCGTCTACCTTCTGTTCACCGGCTGGTTCATGATCTCGCGCCTCATCTACCTCCGCAAAGGCGGGGCGTTGTGACGATCACGTCTGATGAGATTCGGACACTCTGCCGCCGGGCGAAAGATACCGGCTTCAGGTCAGGGCGCTTCCACTCCTTGACCCTGAACTCCGGCTTGACCCTGCGTATCTACTGCACCGAAGAGCGCAACTACGATGAACGCTCGACGATCATCGAAGGCCCAGACCAACTGTGGTTCCTCGTCGTCAAGAAGTGGAATTTTTCGTTCGACGAGTTGCGATACATCAGCACCGAACGCGAACTGGTTTTCATGATGGCGCCCGAGACCATCGCCTTTGAAATTCGTGGCGACCAGACACAGTTTTTGCAGGACATGGCGCTGTGCCGACTGTTCGACGATTTGATTTCCAACGATGATGTGAGGATGGCGGCATGAAGCTGGTTGTTGGCGCACTGACGCCGCGCGATGACGGGCGGTTTTATATCCCGCTCGTGGTCATGGAACCCCGCGACACTTCGCCGATCCTCGCCCGCGTGGCATCGGACGCCTTTGGTGGTGACGCCGAAGCTGCGACCGCCTTCGCCCAACAACTGGCTGACTGCTACAACGCCTTCCATGGATAACTTCCGCATCGACATCACGGGTGAGGGCGTGAAGACCATGGAGTCCGCCATGGTCATCGCCTTCGGTGGCGGGCATGACGACCGCAAGCCGAGAACGGCTGAAGCCTACGCCATCGACCCCGAAAAGGGCCTGATCTTTTTCTGGACGGCCGGGCTCGACAAGAACATCGTGAAGCTCCCATTCAAGCTCGACGCCATCGGTGCGGCCGACTTCGCGCGCCGCTGGCTGGCCGAGCAGGACTACGGTCGAGAGCCGGATCACGACGGCTCGAACGGGAAGGGCTGGCGGCTCTACAACAATTCGTGGAGCCGGGTCGAAGGTTACAGCGGCAGCATCGTGGCTATTCTGCCCAACTGGGCATGGTATGGTAAATAGCGTCATGAAGACGCTCAAAATGTATTTCGCTCTGCTGATCGCCGCCATCACTGGCAAGATGAGCTAGTAGTCGATCTATTTGGTTGACCAAGTAGAAAAAGATCGTATGCTCTGAGGAAGTAAACTCGGAGGCCACTACCTTGTCCGCACCGCAGCTAAAGACCGTCGCCGTGTATCCCGGCTGGACGACGCCCCTATTCATGTGCGGCATGGGCGGTCTCGGCGGTGCGACCGTCGGCTTCCTGACCACCACGAACGCCACGGCTCGATGGATCGAGTTGGTGTTCATGGTCATCACCCTGATCGCCGCCGTTGTCCCGACCGTTGTCCGTCTGCGTTTCCGCAAGGAAGCGCGCGCACAGTTCGCCGCGACCGGCGGCGACCCCACCACGCTGCACTTCCTCTAGGAGGGCCACATGGGTTACGCTATCAACTTCTTCGGCTGGAATAACACCGACAACCACGACAAGGTCTGGGGCTACGTCACCATCGGCGAAGGCACGTCGGCTGAACTATACAATTTCTGGGGCAAGCGCGGGAAGCGTCTGGCCTTCAAGAAATATCCGACCGGCTATTCGTCGGCCATGGAGCTTCGCAAGCTGGCCGAGAAAAAGGAAGACAAGGGCTACCGGCCCTATCCCGTCTCCGACATCGAGGAAGTGTGCGAGGGCTTCATCGAGCAGTTCGAGAAGGAACTCACGCTCGCCAAGCTGTTCAACAACTTCCGTGGCCGCCAGATCGCAGACGCATACGACTGATGGGCGGGCGCGAGGCTTGGCAGGTTTCCCAACCGTTCGCCCACCTTGGGGTGTTCTCTGAACGCCCCAAGATCGGGTCGCGCACCGGCGCCGGGGACGAGCACCACTATCTCTGGCACATTCGCAAGCACGGTCTCGCCGTCGCCTACGCGAACATGTCCAACGTGGTCGCCAAGGATATCTTCGGTCGCATCGACCGGGGCGAGGTGCGCGAAGAGCGCAACCGGTTCGCGCTGGACCTGATTAAGGCGAAGCCGCGCTGGTGCGCCTGCAACGCCCTGTATCTGTGGACGCCACGCGGCAACCCGCGCGATCCCAAGGGCACCTATCTGCTGCCGCAGACCCACGAGGACGCCGCCGTTCTGTTGATCTACCTGCGGGAGACCGATCCGAAGGTATGGCACGAAGATCGCATCGGGGAGCCGCATTTCAATTCCTTGGTCTAGTGTTTCGTGCTAAATGCTTTCGTGATGCGTATCTTCTGCTACCCCCGCGACCGGCACGACCAGCAACACGATAATTTCGTGGTTGAGGGACCGTGGGCGGAAGTCGAGCGCATCCTTCTTTGGACGAAGGCAAATAGTTCTCCCTACTACGAGACCTACTTCACTCCCTCCGGCGACACGCCTCCGTTGGAAGTCCGCTACTGCATTAAGTTCAAGGATGAGCGTGACGCCATTTTCTTCAAGATGATGTGGTATGGTTTCGCGGAAGCTGCCTGATCGTTTCCTGAAGCCAGAATGGCGCTTCGAAGAAGGCAATAAGATGCCGGATGTTTGGGACGAACCTCCCAAGGATCGCGGCCTTTGCTACTTGGAGCCCGAAGTGGCCGAGTGGTGCCGCGCGACGTTCGCGAAGACACCATCAGTCTGGTTCCTCGATCTCACCGACTACGACAAATGGGTGCAAGAGTGGCGGATCGACTTCCGCAGCGAGGGTGATGCGCTTGCATTCAAACTGCGATGGAGCGATTGGCGCCGATAAATATCGGATGCCGACGTTGCTGGAACTCTTTGATGTGAATGAAGCCGTCCGGGGCGGTGTGCTTTATCACGGCACCGATCCCGACAACGCCGTTCAGATTATGGCCGCCGACCGCATCAACGGTTCCACCCCACACAACGCCAAACCCCTGCGGGTGGTCAACGGCGTGAACAAGCTGGTGCCGCTCGGCTTCCGTCAGCACGAGATTGAACGGTTCGACAACGTCTATGGCGTGTCGCTAACCCGCGACCCCAACTTCGCCCGGCGCTGGAAGAGTGGACAAGGCGTGGTGCTGGTGCTCGATGAGCAAAAGCTTCGTCAAAAATTTCGCATGATGCCGGTCAACTACTATGGCGACCGGACTGAGTCCGAAGAGTTCGTGGTGGGCGCGATTCAACCGCTGTCGCGCTATCTCGTGGCTATCGAAGTCGCGGAAGGCGTCATGCAAGAGATGGTCGAAGAAGACGAAGTGTATGCGCCCGGCGACGGCCGTTACGAACTCATCACGAACCATCCGTTGCTCCGCGTGAACGGAGTCCGGTGGCACCCCATGACTGGAAAAATCCAGAAGGTCGCTTAGCCTATTCGAGAACGAAGATGTCCGAACCCGACGAACTGTCGGGCGTGCCGTCCCATTCAGCGAAGTTGCTGCAAGCCAGCCACAAAATTTTGTCAGCAATCTCTTCGTCGCTCAGTGCTTCGAGTTCTTCGGGCTCCCATGCGCCGTAGCCTTGAAGGCAGTCGATAGCCTTCTGGCGGTCAACGGTGAAGTTCAGCTTCTTGCGCCAGTATTCGACCGCTTGGTCTTTGGCGCCGCCGCCCGCGCCGCAATCCTGCACGCATTCTTCCGGCAGGTCGTCGATGCTCAGATCGTAACTGACGTGCAAGCCACCGCCGTTCTCTTCTTCGAGGGGCTCACCGGGCATTGCATCACCGCGCATGGCTTCACCACCGAAGCAGAACACGGCATAACCAGTCGGCTCCTTGTTGTAGTAGAGGGCCATCATCAGGGCGTCCTTACCAGCCGGACCAGCGGGCTTCACGATTTCACCAGTGGGATCGAAGCGGATATAGTAGGTGGTCTTCTTCGGCATGATCGAAATCTTGTCGCTGACCTTGTGCCACTCGCCGTAGGGCAGGACGGTTCCGTCCTTCTGCTTGTAGCCAGCCGGATCGGCGGCTTCGTCAACCTCGGGGGCGGGCGAAGCCTTTCGTGCGATGCTGTGGCCAGCGTCCCAATCATAAGCTTCGGGGCTACCCGACTTATGGGGATTTTCCCACCACTTCACACCAGCATGGTGGGCATCGTGCCCGGCGCGGTGATTGGGGGTCGCATCCACATCTTCGGTCACTTCCGGCTCGCCGGTCGAATCCTTGTGGCAGATATAGTCGATCACGTCGCCGCCGGAAGCAGTGCCGCCATGTAGATCGTAGCTCCATGTGAAGCGCGGGTCTTCGCCCTCGCCGTCTTCATGGCGGGCCACGTCCACGACGTAGTAGGGAGCGATCTTGGCTTGCCATGCGTCGGCCGCAGCCTTCTCTTCGGGTTCGAGACCGGAATCGTCGCCGTTGACCAGATAGCTCGCCCAGTAGGCCGGGCCGGTGACGCGCTCAACGTCGATGCCTTCGTTCAAAGCCTTGGCTTCGGCCTTTTGATGTTCGCTGAACATTTTGTCGAGGTGATAATCGAAGCCTTCTTCCTCGACTTCGGGTTCATGCATCTCGAACTGATCCATGTATTCGTCGTGGCCCTTGATGCAGGCCGGGCAGGTCACGTCGTTGATCTCTGCGGTGCAGTTCTCATGATCGACCGGGGCGCCGCATTCACTGCCGCCACGCGGGCGCAGGAGATGGACAACTTCTCCGATTTCTTCATCGACCATCGGTCCACGCGGCGAGATCATGCCGTTGCGGCCTGCATCCATGTCGGCGAAAAATTGGTCAACGTGCGCTTGCTGCTCGGGGTCCAGATCGACCGGCTCGTTGAGTTCATCGTAAGCCGTGCCGTTGCGCAGCGAGGCGATGAAATCCTGCACGCCTTCTGCCGGGCCGCCACCAGCCTTATAGCCCGCGAGCGCTTCTTGTTCTTCTTCCGAGAACGGCGGTTCACCGGCCGTCCAAGCCGCGTTCATCTTGCCACCCTCATCCAGTTCCGGCGCCACGAGCACGTCTTCGGGGAGATTCTCGCCGTAAGCCTTTTGGTTCGCCAGTTCTTCGGTCGGCTCGGAGCCTTGGCCCACAATGTGCCCGTTGATCGACCGCGTCCAGAACCACTGGCCCGTGCCCATCGGGTCTTTGTCCTGATACACGTTGACGCTGTCCAAACCGGGTTCTCCACCCCACGCCTCGTTGACGTTCCCCCAACGAGAGAAGTTCTTCACCGGCGAGCCAGCGTCTTCGTTCAGCATTTGCGGGGCAGTCTCTTCGGACTTGCCGTTCGCAAGGTCAATCAGGCGGCGCATATAGTCGGACAGGCTCATGGTGGGCTCCAAAATCTCACAGTATTTATTCGCGTGCACGATGTTGTGAGTTTCGGTTCTCTCCGGCCTTCTTGGGCTCTATCCGCCCTCTAAATATTTCCCATGGACATGAACATTATGACCGTCACACTCAACCTGCGTGATGCGGCTGAAGCACGGTATATCGAGACGTATTTCGGCAACCATGCCGACAGCATCGAGAGCTACAAATTCACCGATGATGACTCGCAAGTCACGGTGACTTTCAAGTGGCGCTCGCACGCCAATCGTTTCCTGCAATGGCTGATGCCGGAAACGCCGCTGGTGGTGAAAGAGAAGGAAGTCGTGAAGGAAGTCGTGCTGCCGGTTTGCCCGGTTCCGCTTCCGCCGGTTCCGCATCCGGTTGTCGTTCCGGTGATCCCGAAGAAGCACAAGAACTGGCTGCAAGTTCTGCGGGACGCCCTGTCCTAACCTTCGGCGAAGGCCATGTAGAAAAGCATCCGGTGGCGTTCGTGCCGAAACGCGAACGCCCTCGTATGCACTCTCGACGACCATAAATCGCCGAAGCGGTTCGGCTCCTTGTGGCCAAACGTCGAGGCACACCACTCACGCATCTCGCGATACCGTTCGATGTCGAGCGCGTTCGGATCGGTCGGCCACAGGCAATGTGGCTGCATCATCGGGTTGGCGAACTCGGGCTTCTTCGTCGTCCAGAATTCACCCACGGAAGGCCATCACGAACATGGTCATGTCTTCCTCGCGCCGGAACGAGAAATCGTCGTTGCGGACGAACCACATGCCGCCTAATTCAGGCATCCGCCCACCCGGCCCGAAAGTGGCCCGGCAATAGGCCACCATATCCCGATGCTCTTCGGCGGAAAGCATCCGGTTGGGATGGACGCGGTGGCGGTATATCTCGCCCGATTTCTCGTAATGCGGATATAGGCGCCACTCAACGGGTGGCGGGGTGCGAGGCACCGGGATGAAACTCGAAAACACGATAGGTCTCATCTGGGCGGCGGACGCTTGATGACCTTCAGCAGGGCTTCGGCCGTGCGCACTTGGCTGGCCGCGTTGTTCCACGCGACACGCAGGTCATTCTTGGTCAAGGGAAGCGGCTCGCTGCGCTGACCGTTCTCGACTTCCTTGTAATAGGTCTCAAGATCGGAGGCGCGCTTGGCCATGTGGTCGATGCCGGACTGCACCAACGCTTCGAGAGCCGCATAGTCCACGTAGCCGAGTTCGAGCCGGATCACCAACGCCTTGTGGTCGTCGGTGAGTTGGTCGGAGATCGTGTTGATCGCCTGCACCACGGGCATGAACTTCTCTTCGGCGTCGGACATAAGGGTCTCCTTCCCCGACAGTCTACTTGAATTTCAGATTTCGTCAACCAGAACGAATAAATACCCGATGCCTGAGATTCGCAAATACATGGACCTGCTTTCGGAAGCGATGCTGACCGAATTGAACTGGCAGGACAAGTCGCCTCTGGCCCCGGTGCTTGCGAAATATCCCGGCAAATTCATCCACTTCAGCCAGATCAACAAGCTCGGCATCAATCCGAAAAAGAGCCACAGCGATCCGCACGGCATCTATTTCTATCCGACCGATTGGCTACGCACTACCGAATACGACCGAGTGCAACACGGTAACCAATACGGTCTAGACTGGCCCTATTACTTCATCGCGGATGTGAACTGGTCGTCGCCGGGAATCGTGCTCTCGAAGTTCTCGGCCGCTGATCTCAAGACTGTCGCTGAACGCAACGGGTGGGCTAAGCTCCTGCAAGAGTATCTTGCGAACGGCACCATCACTGTCGGGGCCGATAGCCGAAAGGTCACCCTCCCCCACTATGCCAAGGAGGACCAACCGGGAAGCATTCTCTGGCATCTGTGCGACGCGATCCAGAAGGAACGCCTAATGACGTGGGGACAAATGCTCAAGGGCATCGCCTACATCTATGACGACGGCAATGCGATCATCCATTCCAACGAGCCCGCACAGCTTCTCGTCCTCCTGCCGAACGCCATCAAGGTGATCGACAGCGGCAAGAACCAGAACGTCAGTTACCGCAACACAGAAGACTGGGCGCATTGGAGCCACGCGATCAAGACCCTATTCGAGACCGTGGCCGCGAACTATGACGGCAATCTCGTTTGGAAGAACAAGCGCCCGAAGGTCTATTTCTCAGTGGGTGAGAAAAACTTCGAGTTGGAATTCTACGAGAAGTGGGGTATGTCTCTATATCTCCACTTCACCTATGGCCGCGCCAAGGGTTATCGGAAGATCGAATCCACCGATCTCCGCAACCTCTCGGCCGAAGACCTGCTGGCCAAAATCGAAGCCTACATCAATGAGATCGTCGAGTTCGACTCCGATCTCCTGTTCCAACCGTTGATCCCCGAGGATCGCGCCCACCTGTTCGTCGAAGGCAAAATCTTCGACAACCTCGACGATGTGGTCTGGGAAACCGAGATCAACAACGACGACGACAAGTATGCGAAGATTCTGACCTACGGGACCTATTCCAATGTCGCGGACGGCATCTCCGTCGAGCCGACCGTTCGGATGACGATCTACCACGACCACTTCACGATTGGACTGAACCTGAACGTCAATGGGCAACTGTTGTGCACGGCGCAGGTCCAGCAAGATTTCCACTACGCACCCGACTGCATCGAGCCGTTGTTCGACGCGCTGGCCAAGGGCCTCGGGCATGTGGAAGACATTTACGTGAAGCAACCGGACGACAATTACTACCGCCCGAAATTCGATGACACTGCACAGTGGAGCCAATTTCTTGGGTTCACACTATCCAACTGCGGACTGTCGTTCGGTGGAAGGCTTGAGCGATTTTTCGCTAAACAGATAGAAGCTTACGAGCAAAGTGACAAAGAAGACCTTGCTTACTATACTCGCAAGGTGATGAGAAAGATTTGATGAAGATCACGGAACTTTTTGAAGCAAAGAAGGATTTCGAGACGCTGTATTGCAGCCGGAAACTCCTGAACGGCGAAGACATTGTCAAGTGGGCCAAAGAGCAAGGTTTCAAGAAGGTTCTTGAGCCGAGCGATATGCACGTCACCGTTGCCTATTCCAAGGAACCCATCGACTGGACGGAAATGACCGACAGCTTTGACACTGTCGTGTCTCGCAAGGATGGGAAGAAGGACAAGACCAAGCGTGCAGTCAAGGCGTTCGGTGAGAAGGGCGAAGCCATCGTGCTCACCTTCGAATGCGAAGACCTCAAGGCCCGCTGGAAGGAATTCATCGACGACTTCGGCGCCTCGTGGGATCACGACGGCTACCACCCGCACGTCACCATCACCTACGACGGTTTGCCCAAAGACTTGAAACTCGAAGACATCGAGCCCTACGAGGGTGAGCTTCGTTTCGGACCCGAAAAATTGGAGCCGGTGAACACGAAGTGGAAGTCGAGCGTCAAGGAAAAGAAGGTCAACGAATCCGCGCTCTATTTCGTCCAGCCGGACGGCAAGTGGAAGCAGGGTGGCGATGGCCGCAGCAAGGGCCGCACGAAGGCTGAAGTTGAAGGGCTAGGAGGTGAGATCGTTGAGTCTCACGCCACCTTTCTCGACGCAACTCCCCAGAACATAAAGCGCGCCCGCGATTTCGTTCTGACGAAATGGAAGGAGCGTGCGGCCGAGCTTGGACGACCCGAACCGGCCGATCTGAGTTCATCCTGCAAATTCTCGTCGCTGTTCGTTCAAAAGATTTTCGGCGGGAAAATCATGGGCAATGCCGACCATCAATTCGTGCGGCTGAATGGCAAGGTCATCGACCTGAATATCGACGCAGCGGATGTGCGTGAATTCGGTGCGTCGGCGCACCACCATGATCCGATCTTCTGGCACAAGAATCCCGAGCACAAAGAGTCGATGCGGTCTTGTGAGTCTCGCGTGGATGCGTGGGTGAACGAGTTCCGTTCGACGGAAAATCTCACCGAGTCGTATAGCCAAGCTCGCCTCATCAGCCTTGCCGAACCGCACGAGAACAACATCTTCGACGAAGACGATCCGCTTGGTGGCGCTGCCTCCGAGTGGACATGGCGTTATGTGAAAGATTTCCCGATCTACTATCTCCTTGAGAAGATGGGCAAGGACGAGTTCACCGGCGTCGAGATGCATGACTATCACGACGAACTGTTCGACGGCAGCAAGATCAGGGAGCCGATCACGCTCGTGGAGCGGGACGGCGTGATCGGTCTCTGGGACGGGTGGCATCGGGTTTCCGCATCTATCGAGATCGGCCGAGCGACGCTTCCAGCCATTATCGGAACCAATCGCGTGGGGCCTGTCGAAGAAGATTTCCACCTCCAAGATGTTGGAGACGTGGACCAGTTCTACAACGTATTCAAAACGAGCTACGAGGATCAGACCGGTGCCTCGTGGAGCGAAGACAAGCTCCTGTCGCGCGCCCGGAACTGGACCTTCTATGGTGACGAGCAGGGCTTCGTGGCTGTGCGCGTCCAAGGCTCCGGTATGAAGAAACTCGTGGCGGTCGCGGGTGATCCCCGCTCTATCGTTAAGGGCCTGAACGAGCTTCAAGCCAGTGGTGGGCCGATCTGGGGCGCCGTGAGTGCACCTCTGGCCCTGATGGCAAAGAAGCGTGGCATGATCGTGCCCCATCTGATCCCCGGCGGACCCTTTTTCATCAAGGTGCTGGCGAAGACCATTCCCCCGGCGGTTTTCGGTGGCCACGAACCGCAGGTTACCAAGGATGGCGGGCTGGTGTTCAGCTACGAGGACGTGGGCGAGACGACGAAATACATCGTTGGAAACAAAGAGTATTTTAAGACCATGCTGTCGCTTCCGCACGTCATGCATCAGCTTCAGAAGGTCCCCGGTCTAGAACGCTTCCTGAAAATGCTCGGCGCTGGTTGATTCTGGTTGACCAAATTAAGCAAATCGCCCATCGTTGGACATGGTTGGATTATACTGGTGGAATGACCACCCGAGAACCGTGGCAGAAGTGATGACTGAGCAGAAAATCGCAGACCGCGCGTTCGGTGGCATCCGGCCCGTTATTCATGAAGGGGAGAGCGTTTGGCCACCTCGGCGGAAGCCGGGTTGGAGTGCGATGGCGATCATCAAGCGCATCCAAGCGTTCATCACCGGCGGCCAACTGGTCTGGCTTCGTGACCACGATGAAATCCAATCTCTGGCGGTGGCGAACCTCGCCCGCGACGGCAAGCTCTACAGCGCCCGTTTCTGGCCGGGCTTCCGTGCGCTGCGCCTGAACGAGAATGGCACCGTGGTCTGCCTCGACAACGAAAACGGAAAATATACACGGAACTGGGTGGCCACGGACGAATCCAAGATGATCTTCATGGCCATCCAAAACAGCGAGGTTTATGCCGAGCCGCTGAAAGACCACAACGATCAAGAGGCCGCAGCATGAACCGGATCATCATCAACGGCGTCGAGATCGTCTCGTCCAGCGGGAACGTGGACATCGTTGGCGGCCGGGTCGTCATCGACGGGGTCACCCAGTCGGTGGACATTTCGTCCGGCGCGGAAATTCGCGTGACGGAAGGCTCGATCAATAACCTGACCACCGATAGGTCGGTGCGCTGCCTAAACGTCGGCGGCAACGTCGAAGCGGGCGGCTCGGTGAACTGCGACAGGATCACGGGCAGCGTCCGGGCCGGTGGCTCGGTGAACTGCGACGACATCGGTGGCGACGTGCGAGCCGGTGGTTCCGTCAACTGCGACGACATCGGTGGGTCGGTCACCGCAAGCGTGGTCAAGCGGGGATGAGCGTCACCCAACCGGAATTTCGCGTTGGTGACACTCGTATTTCTTTCCTCTTCGACCGGGCACATGGTGTCATCCACAAACTGCCGGGCGTCGTCGCTGCGCAACGCGGACTTCTGAGCAGCGTCCATCACCACAACAAGCCGGGCGGGGAACCCGATCTGGTCATCAACGAGTTCGTCACTTCCGTGCTGCGGCACGAGGAAAGTGATCTCACGGATGGGCGGTTCAAAAAGTTTTCGGACACGAACTTCACGCTGAAGAACGATGTCTGCATCAACTATCTCGCGCTGACTTCTGAAATGCTGGACTGGCTTTCTGAGAACACACTGTGTCGGTGGGGTGTGCGAAATATCCATCATCACAACGCAGATCGGTCGGAAACCGACAAGCGCGAGATCGTTCGAAAGACGTATCTGAGCTTCGAGCGTGCCAAGGACGCTATTCACTTCAAACTGAGGTGGGTCGGGTAGCATTATTGTTGACGATTCCCACTTCCGGGTTACCTTCAGCTAACAAAACGGCACAGAAGGAGAATCGTCTTGGGCGTCTACAACTATCTGCTCACCACGAAGACCATCCGCGTTAAGACGGACGAAGGTCGCGAGACGATCAACCTGATGTGCTACGTCAGCAAGCAGTCCTCGTGGGAGACGCCCGCGTGGGAGACTGCACTTCTCAGCCGCATGGAATACGTGTGGGCTCAGCGCGAATACCCGAAATATGTGACCGGCGACGACACCGGGCCGGGCTGGTCCGTCTACGAAGAAATCCGGTCCGCCTCGTTCACCGACGACTATCCCTCGACCCGCATCTTTGCCGGGTATCTGCGGGCTGGCTCCGGCAAGATGCTGCACTTCGAAAAGTGGAAGCGCGTGCGTGTCGCCGTTGAGGCCAAGCGCGGCGATGACGGCCACTATGCCGCTCAACGCGAAGTCCAAGACAAGCTGCGCGAAAGCGGTCTGATGGGCGGCGAGTGGATGACCAGCCGGTTCACCGACCGCGAAGGTAAGGTGTTCATCTAAATCTACGCCAAGGATGACGCCGACATCACCCGCGCCAAGCTCGTTCTCGCTGGCGAACACACGTTCGTCCCCGAGTAAAAACGTCGCACCTCTAGGATGCAGAAGGCCCCGGAAACGGGGCCTTTTCATGTCTGCCCACTTTGCGGGCACTTGCTGCCCTTCACGATTAGAAAAATCGGTATGGTCGTCAATTTTTCGTGCGCCAAATCTCGTTAACCAAACTTGCAACGACCCCCGTTATCGTGCGAGGATAAATCATTATAGTAAGGTATTAGTTACCGGAGGTTCTTCAAGTGCGTTCCAATCTAGCCGATATTTTCAAAGAGAACTTCACCAAGTCCAAAGTTGAGATGATGGAGTTGGAGGATTATCTCGAACTTTGCAAAACCGACAAGCTGGCATATGCAACCTCCGCTGAACGGATGGTCCACGCGATTGGCGAGCCCAAGCGTCTCGATACTGCCAGCGATCCCCGCCTTTCTCGGATTTTCCTGAATAGAACTTTGAAGGTCTACCCGGCTTTCAAGGATTTCTACGGCATGGAAGATACCATTGAACGGGTGGTGTCTTTCTTCCGCCACGCGGCCCAAGGTTTGGAAGAGCGCAAGCAAGTGCTCTACTTGCTGGGTCCGGTGGGCGGCGGCAAGTCGTCCATGGCCGAGCGCCTGAAGGAACTGATGGAGGCATACCCCATCTACGTTCTGTGCGCCGGTGATGAAATGAGCCCGGTCTTCGAGACGCCGCTCGGCCTGTTCCCGGCGGCGAAGTATGCGGAACTGATGAAGGACCGCTACGGCATCGACAAGCGTTACCTGAACACGATCCTCAGCCCGTGGGCGGTCAAGCGCCTGCGCAGCTTCGACGGCGACATTTCGCAATTCAAGGTGGCCAAGGTGTGGCCGTCGCGTCTGGAACAAATCGCCATCTGCAAGACCGAGCCGGGCGACGAGAACAACCAAGACATTTCCTGCCTCGTGGGCAAGACCGACATCCGCCAACTGGAACACTTCAGCCAGAATGACCCGGACGCCTACTCGTTCTCCGGTGCGCTGTGCCGGGGCAACCAAGGCATGATGGAATTCGTCGAGATGTTCAAGGCGCCGATCAAGGTGCTGCACCCGCTGCTCACCGCGACGCAAGAAG